GCTATGATCTTGGCGCTCACGAACGGCTTACCTTCCAGGTAGCAGTCTTCTATGGTCTGCGCCGCGACGCCGGCCGCCAGCAGCGCTTCTTTCGAAAGTGACTTGCGCGTCACGAACCCGTCGTACTGGAACCCGGCGAGACCCTGCCGGAAGCCTTTCATATTGAACGCCTCGCAGACCGCTTGCAGACGTTCCTTTATGCCCGATAATTCGTCTTCCTTTTCAGAGATCGCGGAGCGCAGCGATATCGCTTTCTTCAGCAGCTTCCGTACCTCCTGAAAGGTGTCCTCGTCGGGGATCTCGGATGCCTGCGGCAGTTTCGAGTTGCCTGCGCTTATCATACGTTTCTTTTCTTCGGCCATTTACTTTCCCTCGCAATCCGCTTCAAGTTCATCCAGCGTCCGGTACGGGTCTTTGCGCGGCGGTTCCTCATAGAACGGAATCTTGCGCTGCCGCAGGAAGTTGATGATACCTTTCAATTGGTTAGGCGTTACTTCCACGCCGAATTCGACTATCATTTTCTGGTCCATTTCAGTCCTTTGCTTTCCAGCGTTCCAGAATTTCACAGTCGCTCTTAATAGGGCAACGCCAAAGTCGCTCGCCCGTCTCGCGGTCGTCCATGACGCCTTCGAATATGCGTACCATCTCGGCTCCGACCAGGTCCGCATAGTCTTCTTCCACTTCCGCAATTACCTGGTCATGTATACTCAAAAGCCCCTCGCACCATATGCCTGATTCGCGCATTTGCGTATAAAAGTCTTCGCATTCCGCCATTGCGAGCTTCGTTTGCTCTGCATTCGATGACGTTACCGCGAAATTCTGCGCTTCTCTAAGTCCTTCGTGTACTTTCCACGGTAAGCTGCTTTTGACTTGCGGGATATACCTGACGCGGCCCCACGGGTTCCAACAGAAACCATACCTTCGCGCCCTGTAATAAGTTATGTCGAAGTAAGGCTGAACCTCGTCGTATGTAACGTGCCACGACCGTATAAAGTCATCGCACCAGTCTTCTGTGAGCCAGTCGGGTGGCTTTATCCCGGCAAGCCAATAAGACCCTATAAGCTGCGCGTACAGTCCTTTTTTTGTTGTACCGTTGGTGATCGCAAAGTTGACTGTCTTAGCTGGAAGCCGATGCATATACTGGTCTACCTGTTCAGGGTCCGTTATGCCAAACGACTTCATTGCCGTATTTTTATGAATATCGCCGCCCGCCTCGTAAATAGAGAGCATGGATCGAGCGTTCGCAAGATGCGCAAGGTCGCGTAGTTCCATTTGCGAAAAGTCCACTGAGACAAGACGGGTACCGGGTGAAGCCAGAAAAGCGGCTCTGATGCGGCGTCCTAATTTTGTCCTGACGCTTATCTGCTGGAGGTTAGGCTGTTTACTGCTGAGGCGCCCGGTGATCGCGCGTGTCGTCGTAAATGTAGTGTGCAGCCTGTTTGTACTCTCTACATGCGGCAATTCACATACCGGGCAACACGCTCCTGCCGGATGGTGCCGCGCCTTCATTGGTAAGGCGTCGCAGAACGCCGACTTCAGCTTAGACCGTTCCCGGTACTGCATGATGAGCGGGATCACGGGATGCGCGTCTTTAACCGACCGTAGCGTGTCCAGGTTCTTTTTGCCTGTCGAGATCGCTCCCGTGCCTGTAGTCTTCAGTTTCTGGTCGCGCCCAACGTCCAACAAGTCGAACAGCAACGTACGTATCTGTTCGGCGGACCCGGCGTTTATCTGCGCGGACCCTTCTTCTTCTTCGACGGATGCCGCCGCCGCGCTGAAACGATCCAGTGCGTCGGTCGGAATATAGCTGGCTATGCTATATTGCAGTTCCTTCATTTCAACGGCGAACTGGCTCCCAAGTTCTTGAAGGTAGGGCACGTCCACGGCGATCCCGTAACGCGACATCCGGTTAAGCTGGCCGAGTATCATCAGGTCCAGCTTGCGGACGTTCTCCAAATCCGGTTTGTTAGGAAGCTCGATGCCGCCGTATAGCGCCATCAGTCTTCTTCCGGTGCATCATCGTTGTCGTTCATGCAGTCTTCGGAGCAGTAGGGCTGCCCGGATTCACCCCACCATACTTCTTTGGGGTCGTCAGGCAAACACCTGACGCATGAATAGCAGTGTCTTTCGGGTGGTTTAGGCATCTTTGTCTCCTTCATAAATCTGGAAAGCTCCCTGTCGCCTCCTGGCAAGCTCAACAGCACACCTACCCGTCCAATCGGCGTCACCGACTGCGTACCGTACTGCCTCGTCCATTGAGCAATTAGCGATTCCTGCCAGGGGGTAAGTTCCGATACGCGATTCAACATGCTGCACTATCCATTCGTTTACAGGCTCGCGCCAGAACGCATTGAGCCTTGGTTCCTCTTCAGACCCCCACGGGTCGTACTCCGACATTTCCGTTGTGAGCCGCAACAGGCGCGTCAACAGCGACTCCAGGTCGCTCTTGGTGGTCTCGTCCTTCAGTCGCTTGCCTGTTTTCGGGCTGAACCGCTGCGACACGTACGTCAGGTCGAGCACGGCGATCTGGTAGGCTTCGGTTATCCATTCGAGCAACGCCCTGACACTGGCCGGGCGCACCGTTTCTTCATACGATGTCATAGTGTGCCGGAACAGGCGGTATGTGAGCGCCTTAAGACCTTGCGGCAGGTTGCCCAGGTGAAAGGCTTCCTGCATGGTGTCGCGGTACCGGTCGGGCGCGATATCGATACCCACCTTGCGAAGTTCTTCAAGGTCGTGCGCAGCGTGGTGGAACACGATATTATGCTGACTCGGCAGCATTAGTCGCAAGTGCTTCATTGCCGCGCTGTCGCTAACCATATACAGCACGCCGTGTCGCGGCATACCGGACACCTGTACGCTCCAGGGAACGCCCGCATGCGACTCAGTATCAATGCCTACAGGGTACTCGCCGGACAGCCACGAATGGCGCGGCGTCCATACAGAGTAACTGACGGGTTCCGGTTCCGGGTCGTCGTCGAAGTGGTCTTCGCCTATGATGTCCTTCAGCCCTTCCCAATCTTCCATTGCGACAGTCATAAAGCGCGACTCGTGCAGGCCGATGCTCGGATGGTACATAGGAATCAAGTAACCGTGCCAACCGAACAGGTCACCTACCTTCGCGGTCGATTGAGGTATTCCATGCTGGTAGTCAAGCCTGATACCCGGCACGAGCGCACAGGCCGTCGCGCCCATGAGCACGATTACGTCCGGGTTCGTACGCTCGATCTCGTCGGGCACGTGACACGGCGCACAAGCCTGAATCTCTTTGTCGGTCGGTGTCTTGTTCGAGTCGGCCCAGCACATAACCGTATTACAGACCCGGATCTCGGACCTGTTGAGCCCGGCGAGCGGCAAGTAGAGTTCGTCCCACTCCTGCCCGGTCGGTCCCACCAGTACCTCGCCGCGTTCGTTCTCGCGCGGACCCGGACGTTCCGCGATAGCGAGTACGCGTGCGGGCTGCGGGCCATTGCCGCCTATCGCACGGTGTTTGCGAGGGCAGGTTTCACAAGGATTTGTGAACATCTGTAATTGCCTTCTGGATCTTCATGTACAGTTCGAAAGTCATGACTATAGCGATACGCCGCTCTTTCTCTTTGCCTTCCGTTACAAGCAGCGGACCCGACAACCGTCGCAACTGGCCTTTGTTCATGCGGCCCAGTTCACTGATGCCAGCCGTTTCCATCTGGTCCGGGTCGAAAGGGTTAAGGACCGTAGGCTTAAGGCTATCGTCGAGCGCCGTCCGGCAGCGTGTGCAGCGCAACGGTACGGGCAGCGTGCGCGACTCGACTGGCTTATGGCAGTCGATGCAGTCGGCGACGTACAGTTCGTGGTCTCTCATTCCGGCTTCAACCCTCTCAGCGACCTTACGATCTCAGCGGCCGTCTCTTTCCCGAAGTGCTTGACGTTTCCGCTGCGATCGGTCCATTCGACGCGTCGCCACTCCGCGACAGTCGCATTCACCATGTCATACGCCGACGCGAAGTGCTTTCCTACGTCCCACGCTTTTGCGTCCAGCCCCGGTAACTGCGCCGCGAGCAGCGTCACTATATTAGGTGCGCCCTGGTGCAGCGTCACCGCCCCGCGCCGCTGCGCGCTCGGCTCGTTCGCAAACAGCACGTCATGCGACTTGTGCAGGTGATAAGCCTTTCTCCACCAGTGCCAGCGGCTTGCGTACAGGTGCGCCGTTTCCTGCACGCTGCCGGTGCGCCACACCGCGACGCCGCCGCACTCGTACTGCGAGTATAGGTACGAGTCCACCTGCCTGAACGAGATCCCTGACCTTGCGTGGTTATAGTAAGTAGTCCACGTGCCCGTGCGCCCGTTCGGTACCATGATCTCGCCGCCCTCGCCGGGGCGCCATACGCCTTCCACTACGAGTTCGACACGGTCGTATAAGCTGTACATGCCGCGGAGCTGATGACCACTGAGTCGCCTGTCCTGCATCGAGTTTATAAGGTCGGACAGGCGTTTGCGCTCGTACCCGATCAGGCGTCCGTCACAGGACTCGATGGCTAAGTCGCCGAAGTCGAGGCGGCATACAGACAGAGGCAGGCCGAAGGTTTCAAGGTGCTGCACAAGCAGGGAGTCCTCGCGGTCGTCGCAAAGGATACTCACAGCAAATGTCTCCACGTACGGTTAGTTCGGATGTGTCCTATGGTGCTAAGTGCCACACCATATACAAGAGATAGTTCATATTGCGTAAGACTGCTGGACCTGATGACTACGATATCTGCTTCTACAAGTTTGGCGCGTGCGTGTCTTTCCCCTTGTCGCGTCTCGGGATGCACCTGTGCGCTGTGCCTGCCTTTTGCAGCAGCATCCCACATATTAAGGCTTTGCGTACCCCAAAACAGATGAAAGCCATTACAACAGGGAGGGTTGTCGCAAGTATGCAGTGCTTCTGCTTTCGGATCTTCCGGTATGCCGTGAATCAGAAACGCAGCTACCCTATTGGCTTTAACTGTTTTTCGCTCTGCTCTGGTTCCAAGACTAAAGGCACCGTAACCGTTTCTGGTACCACCCAACCACGGCCAACACTCACTGTCAGTACAAATGTAAACGTATGACCAGAAGCGATCTATCTCCTGCTGCGACATACCACGTATAGCTGCGTCCAAAGCAGGGTTGTTCATAAGTCGTCGACTAAAAGCGACATGGAATCAATTCCGGTTGCGCGGATCGCCCGGCACCACGATCCGGTTGCGTGGCAGCGCCAGACTACTCGTGCTCTCTCGTGCGATCTCTTCCTGCGCCCGTTCCGCTTTAGCTTCCGCGATCAGGTCGCCTAACGTCTTAGTCAGTCCGGCAGACCGCTTACAGTCTTTGCCGAACAACCTCAGCCCGACCAGCGCCGTGAAGGTCGCCGCCGACGACAGCGCGTTTACAGGCAGGTTGATGTTGCGCGCGTGCTCGATCTGGTCTATGAGCGCCTGATCGAACTGGGCTTGAGTGAAACGTTGCTTCTGGCCTTTCATAGATGAAAGTCTCCAATCTCCTGCATCTGGTCCGGCCCGGCGCATACGAGCCCTTCCATTTCAAGGTCCCAGCCTTCCGGCGTCTGATGCGCGCCGCCTTCGCGACCGATGTTGGCGACGCGCGACAGTGCCGGTGACAGTACTTTAAGCTTATATTTCCGCACTACGTCGGTCAGCGAATGATCCCACCCTAAAGGTTCCGTGCGCCTGTGGTTCCACCAGGGCAGGATGTACTTGCGTGCCGCGTAGCTCGTAGTGGCCCAGCCCCAGACGCCGAAGTCCGGGCGCGTAATCACACCTTTCGTGTCGCAGCCGGGCGACAGGCTGCGCGAGTGCAGCGACAGGATATGGGACGGGTCCGGCATGAGAGTACGAAACCATTCAACAAGGCGTATCGCGTCGGGCGCGAGCACGGTGTCGTCTTCGAGATGCAGATTGAAGCTGCTGCCGCGCTCTATGAACACGTACTGGAGCAGCCGTCGCGGGTGCTCCGTGACGCCAAGGTGTTCGGGCCAGTAGACTACTTCGAGGTTGTAACCGTCAAACTCTATCGGGTTAGTCAGACCGCCGTCGTCTACGCCGATGAAGATACGTTCCACCTTGAACTCGGGGCACAGGCGCAAGGCGACGTGCAGCGACTCCAGTACCTGTTGCAGGTAGTCGGGCCGGTTGTACGCGCAGATCGTGATGGTATTGATCGGTGCGGGGGCGCTCATGTCAGGGGCGCTCCGCGTACTCTCGTGCCGTCATCGACTCCTGTACGGGCGGCGACAGCCTGTATAGCGCGTCGGGCCGCTCCAGATGACTGCGCCGCACCGTCCAGCACGTGTGGTTGCGCCACCCGACGTTACGCTCACCCCACTTTTCGTGTACCGCCTGCCAGACGCCGGGGAAGTTTATGTCGCTGCCGCGATTGTAGTCGTGCCCGGCCATCCACTCGGGTCCTGTGGCCCACCATGCGTCGATGTCAGCCTTGACGGGCGCGTACTCGTGGTCCGCGTCTATAAAGACAAAGTATGGCGGCGCTTCCGTGAACATGGACGCGGCGGCGGCGCTGTCGCTCCTGACCACCTGCACCATGTCGGCGAACCCGGACGAGCGCAGGTTGTACATGAACGCCTGATAGGTGCCGCCGAACTTACGCGCATAAGCGTAGGCATCCTGTTCCGCTTTGGACAGGTCGCTGACAGCCGCGACGTTGGCGTCGGAGTCCTCCGGGTCGTAAATGAACTTGTGACCGGGATAGTCGCGCCAGCCGTCCACGGCGACCAGCTTAATGTCCTTGCCCGATTCGCGTATCTTCTGCGCGAGATACAGGAGCGACTTGCCGAAGCAGACGCCGACTTCAACGATGGTTGAGTAAGGCGGCGTCGTCATGGCGACCTCATCGTACAGGTCGAAAAAGTCCATCCAGCCGGGCACGTCGCGCCATGTGACGCGGCCACCTGTGTCGAGTTTGAGAGGCGATCCGAGATAGTCGATGATTTCCATTAGAGCAACCCGTCCTTTCGCAGCTCCGCTTCCATCCACGGTTCCATATGACGCCGCGGCACCGCGCCATCCATCCTGAACTCGCGCCAGTCGCGCGCCGCCTGTGGTGTATGCGTCCAGATGGACTTGCCAAAATACTGCGCCCAGTTCGGCTGCGATATAGAGCCCAGCTCATACCCGGTGTTATGCGACCGTGACAGGTCCGGCCACACCATGAAAAGGCTGTTCACATACATCAGGTAATGCGCGGAGTAGTCAAACCCTTTAGGCTCAAGCGTCTTGCAGTTCCAGTTCTTCTGCAGATAGTGCAGGTACGGGTCGCGCAGGAACGCGGTACCGCCGCACGTATTAAGCCCATTGGACATATGGAGCAGGCGCGCGTCCGGGCCTTCAGGGCGTCCTTCGGCTATGTACTGCGCCGGAATGGTTTCGTGATACAGGCAGCAGCCGAGTATAGGCACGTCATGCTGTAACCCGGCAGGACCGGCAAACAGGCCGTTAGCGGCGTTGCGCGTCCACTCGCACATCAGGAACGCATCCGGCGCCATTACCGCGTCGTCTTCCACATACAATGCCATGTCCGCGCCCGCCGCGAACGCCCTGTCGAGCATCCATTTGCTCATGGCGTGCGGGTTACTGGGCGTGTGCGACGCGTGCCAGAACTCGAACGGCACGTCCGGGTTGCGCGCGACGACGCCTTCCGCTTCGGCTATTACGTGCGGGTGTTCGAATGCGTTCGCCGCGAGGCACACGGCTATAACGCCGGCCCAGCCCCGTGACTCCGCTGTCGCCGACCAGCGCTGCGCACGTGACAGCGCTTCAAGGCACAAGCGCGCGTGGAACGGGCGTTTAAACAGGTTGACGGTAACGACGTTCATTTTGTAAACTCCACTTTGTAGTCGTCGGACGGGTCGTATACGGTGCTGTTGAGTCCGACAAGTACGCTGCCCGCCTGCAGCTTGAAAGTGTGCAGCGTGCCTGGATTGACGGTGTATATTTTTCCGATCTCCATCAGGATCTCTTCAGCTTCCAGCACCAGCGTGCCGCAGCCTTCGGACAGCATGAACAACTCGGTCTTTCGTTTGTGGTAATGCGCGCCCAGCGTGCAATCCTGTTTTACCGTTATCAGCTTCGCTTCGGGAAACGTATACAGGTAGCGGCGGTCGTCGCTATGGCCCGACGGCACCGATAACGGCGACAACTTTCGAAGTTCGGCGTCAACCATGATCTTCACCAGCTCCGCGAACTTTACCTTCGGTTCGAACCCGAGAACGCGTCTGCTTTTGGACGCATCGCCGCATAACAGGTCCACTTCGGCGGGCCGGGTCAGGTCGCGGTCGTACTCCACGTAACGCCGCCAGTCCGGTATGCCCGCGCACAGGAACGCGGCCGCGACGAACTCTTTCACCGAATGTGTCTCTCCCGTCGCGATCACAAAGTCGTCAGGAACCAGGTACTGCATTATGCGCCAGATCCACTCCACGTACTCGGGCGCGTAGCCCCAGTCTCGTTTCGCTGACAGGTTCCCGAGCACCAGCTTGTCGCGGCGACCTGTGGCGATCTCAGCCACAGCGATACAAACCTTGCGGCTCAGGAACGCGGAGCCTCGGCGTGGGCTCTCGTGGTTAAAGAGTATGCCGCAGTAGACGCGCGTTCCATAGGCTTCGCGCCATACGCGGGCCAGGTTAAACGCCGCGATCTTGGACGCGCCATACGGCGAACGCGGATAGAACGGCGTGGTCTCGGTCTGTGGGGTCTCCTGTACACGCCCGAACATTTCTGAAGAACACGCCTGGTATATTTTTGCACGCAGTCCGAGCGTTCGGCAGCTCTCCATAATACGGAGCAACCCGCCCGCGTTGATGTCCTGCGTCACTTCCGGGTGGTCGTAGGAATCGCGTACCTGCGACATGGCGGCCAGGTTGTAGATTTCGTCGGGCTGGACGTGCTCGACGATACGAAACAGGCTGGACCCGTCCGTCATGTCGCCTGTGTGCAGCGTCAGTGACGGATTGTCGTGGATCGCGTCGATATTCGACAGGTTAGGCTGCGAGATACGACGGACGATGCCATGAACCTCGTAGCCTTTTGAGAGCAGGAGTTCGGCGAGGTACGACCCGTCCTGGCCTGTGATACCGGTTATAAGAGCTTTCATTTCAGCCTCACCACCCAGGAGCGCCCGCACTCCACTTTGTAATTGCCTTCGCCAAAGTACTCACGCACGGCTTCCTCGACGCCATGAAACTCCTCGGTAACGTCGTGGCCGGCGATGATGCTGTCTTTGCCCATGATGGGCTCCCACGCTTCGAGTTCTCGCTTCAGGTGCGCGTACTCGTGGTCGTCGTCCAGAAACAGAAAGTGGATGTCGCCGCCCGCGGCTTCGATGCCCCTGAACATAGTGGCGGCTTCGAGCGAGTCCATACGCATGATCCTTAACGGGTCCGGCGACAATCGTGTCTTGTCCACGAAGTAAGCGAAGGTTTCGAACAGCGAGTCGTGGTGCTGCGCGTGGATCACGGGTTCAATGTGGCCTTTCGCGCCATGCTCCGGGTCGAACATGCCGGGGTTGTTGGAAGGGTTCGCGGCCCATATGTCGATACAGTAGACGCGCAGGTCTTTGTCGGCGAGTTTGGCGGCTTCGGCGAGGTAAATAACGCTCTTGCCCCAGAAAGACCCGACCTCTATGAGGATAGAGCCGCGCGGGGCGGTACGAACGGCCTCGTCGTAAATAGGGAAGAAATCCGACCATTCACTCGGGACGGTCTTGTAAAGTTCAGGCGTTTGCGGCATGTAACGGTTCGATCCTTTCAAGCAAAGTCTTAACGATGTCTGCTGCATCCCATTCGAGCGCGACAGGCTGCCGGTACAAGGTCAGCGACTCATACCATACCGACTTTGTAACGTCCGTAGTCTGCCAGCGCCAGCACCCGCCTTTTGGCACCAGCACCAGCGCCGGGACACCGAGCAGCCCGCACAGATGCGCGACAGCGGTATCGACCGTCAGTACGAAGTCCATACTGCACAGGTACGCCGCCGTGTCGCGCCACTCGCGCATGCGCTCGAATTCGAGCGCGACGCCTTCAGGATGCTCGAACGAGTCGGTGTTGTACAAGTCTTTGCGTTCCGGCGACAGTGAGTAAATCTCAAAACTGGTTACCAACCTGGACAGATTCTGCTCAAGTTGGTACACGACATCGTTCGCCGTTTCGACCGGCAGGCTCTTGGTACGGATCGGCGACGAGTTCTCTTCGGCGCGCCAGCAGAAGCCAAGCCTGAACGGGCCAGCGGCACGTTGCGACGAACGCTGCAACCCTGCCCAAAAGCAGCCAGTACCCGGATCTAATATGCCGGGTTCCGGTATGTCGTCCCACCCTTGCGCGCCGAACACCGCGGGCATGCTCATGATCGAGCAGCTATACTCCCAGCGCCCGAACGGGATCTTGTCGAGCCCTACCTTGTAGACTTCATCGACTCCCAGGGCGGTCCAGTCACAGAAGTCGGCCAGGGGCGCGAATATCATAAGGCCGACGCGCCTGATGAGTAACTGATTCTTCAGCAACGGCAGCCACCGCATGAATATGAACACGTCGCCGTAGCCGCCTTCGCACTGCACGAGCAGCGAGTTCGGCGTTCCTGACACGGCGGTATATTCGCCATCCCAGTACTTCGTCGCCGGCCATGGGCTCCAGCTCACATTCAGCCTGCCAACCTCCCAGCACTGCATCGCCTCGCCGAACCTGCCGAATCGCATCAGACTCTGCGCGTACCCGAGCGCCGTAGCCTGATACTGATTCGCATGCGTCGAAACGGTGCCGTGTTCCACGAGCAAACGTAAGGCATTACCGAAACAGTCGAGCGCGGCCTGCCAGTCGCCCGTGGACGTGGCGATCTGCCCGAGCGTATGCCAGACCGACGATTCTTCAGGACGCAGCTTCACGAGGTCGCGCGCCACCTTCAGAGCTTCCGGGTAATAACCCTGTCGGCGCAGGTTGATGGCGGCGCTTAACCGCTCCAGATACTGTTCGTCTTTGAGTCTTGCCGTGTCCGTTCGTGTCATTTACTTGTAAACTCCGCTACTTTCTTAAGAACGCATCCTTCTCCGCACAGGTCTACAATACCTTCCGTTGACATCAGGTCACCACCTGCGCGTTGCACGAACAGGCCGCCTTTATACGGCGTCGCTACAAACCAATGGTTGCTGACTTGCTTCTGCGCGCCGCAAACGTCACACGTGACCTGTTCCTTGCGTGCCATATGTCAACTCTCCCAATCTTCGTAACTGGTTTCAGGCCGTAGGGCGGCGGCCAGATGCTTGAATTCGACCAACTCGCCCATAAGCAGACGCTGTCCTTCCTCGCCCATCAGCGCGGCCCGGTCCTGCGACATGCGGACATCGAGCCAGAAGCCTTCCGCGACGCTGTAATGCGTCTCCACGAGCGCATTGGTTTCATACCCGAGTTGCTTATAACCACTGGGCTCATCGAACCCGAGCGCCACCTTGTTGTTGTAAGCTTCCTTCGACTCGGTCGTGAACACAATGTGTTTACGTTGCAGCGATTCGAGCAGGGTACGCATTTCGGTGTTCGGCGGCTCCCATGCGGTCTTCTCCGCGCTGAACCTGCTGCTACGTCCGTAATGTGCGGCGACAATCATCTGGTACAGGGTGTAGCCGCTGTCGATCCCTATTGTCTGGACCTCGGGCATGTCCAGAAGCGACCAGCAGGCGTACTTGACCTTATCGACTAACTCGCGATAGAACGCCTTCGACTCGGCCAGGTCCATCAGGGACATAGCCATCGGGTTTTTGTACTTGTAGAACTCGTCGGCGTTCTTAGGCCAGTAGATTTTGCGATCCGGGTAGAGTTCGCGCTGCACCTGTTCGATAGTCGGGCGCGTCTTACGCTGCAACGGGATCACGCCGAGCCCCGGCGCTGTCGCCATCAGGCGCGTTTTACCCGTACCGGCGCGTCCGAACACGCCGATGAATAGCTTGTCGGGAGCGCCGGGAGTCAGCACTTCGAACTCAACACGCTTGTCCTGTGTGACGGTGGTGGTTTTCACTTTCGCTCCACTCTATAACTGAGTTTTTCCCGTAAAGCGTCAAGCCTGTCGAATTCAGCTTCGCTTTCCTGTTTTTCCAGCGCTTCCAAAGCGCGCGACTTTACACAGTCGTATACAAGTTGAACTTCCTCTGCATTAAGATTTAGTTTCATTCGCTGTACCCTTCCGCGGTGGTCTTCACTTACAATGTCCACCGCAGCGTATACAGCGCTGGCCGGTAGCGCAGTTGGAAAGTGCATGTACCTTTCCGCAGTCCACACAAACTACGTCCACTTTTAACGGCAGATCTTCCGGTATTGTTTTCTTATCGGCGTAAATCTTCATTCGCTGTACCCTTTCACTCTGCGAATCCGCTTTCTATCGCGCCCGCCCTGTTGCTGTCGATCATGCGCTGCATTCCTTCCAGCTCCTTTTCGCTGAACTCGACCAGATACTGTGTCCACAACGGGTCCGGCCACTCCATTACAGACATGACTTCCCACTGGACGCGCGTCGCGCCGTACCCGAGGCAGTACCCCATGCCCTGCCACATCCAGACGGTCTTCTTTTTCAGCAGGTCCGCGCCCGTATATTTCTTCGCGCGGTTGAACTTGAACTCGCGAATCGTAATTATGTTGTTTTCGCCTGCGTTGATCCCGTCGCAGTTCATAATCAACGGCGACTGGCACTCATACGGCTGCCAGACCATATCGGGGAACAGCGACGCCGCGAACTCTTCGAATACCCGCCCGAGCATCCAGCGTATCGGCAGGTCTTCTTCGGCTACGTCGTTAATGTACGCCGTGATCTTACTTTTTTGCGCCACGTACCGCAGCAGCCCGGACAGGTGCAGGCCCGGCGCGCGCGGCGGTTCGATCAGGAACCCATCCGCAGAGACCGCGCGAGGCAAGGGCACGCGACGAAGCAAATCGCCGCGCTCCAGCTTCACGTCGGTCTCTGAGATGAGTGTAGGCATAGAGTTTACAGGTGCCTGATGAAGTCCTGTCGCTACGCCCTATGCAAACGTCACGGAGCCGTCGTCGGCTACCGCGAACACGCCGGTAGCTTCGCCGATCTCCTGTAACCTGGTCTCGGTCATTGCGTCCATGACCGCTTTTTTGTTGGCCGCGTCCACGGCGGGCTTGTGTTTGTTGAGCGCCATAAGCGACTCCAGCCTGACTTTCTTCAGGTCTTTCAGGGTCTGTCCGGTCTTTGCGGGCGCGAGCGTTTCGGTCAGGACCGCCATGACGATTTCGTCGGCGTCGAATGTACCGGCAGATGAGGATGCGGTCGCAGCGGGTGCAGCGGCGGCGGCAGGCTTACCGGCAGCAGCGGGTTTCGCGGCAGCGCCCTTCCCCTTCGCCGCGTCGCCGGCCGCACCGGCGCTCTTTTCGTACGGGAACCGCACGATCTTGTCCACAACGAACAGCTTGCTGTCGTAGTTCCCCATCTTTTTGGTGACGTTCTTGAAGAACGCATACAGACCTACCATGTCGGGAAAGTAGGTACGCTTCAGGATCGCGGGCTTGAACCCTTTCTCAACGAGCGACGCGCAGAACCGCATCCACTTGACATTGTCGTTGATCTGGTACCCGTCGGCGAGCGCGAACAAGGTGTCGCCCGTTGCGCCCAGCGACCCGCCCATATCTGTTGCATCCGACTCCGGGTTGCCGTCTTCGTACTTTCCGGGATGGACCGCGTTGAGCTGTCCGTCCATCTTGTCGGCGCCCGCGATGGATAACAGCACTTCTTCTTCGGCTGCCGCGGCCTTGTTGCCTTCGCCATCCGAGTAGCGTTGAATACTCAGTTGCGCGAATAGTCCGGGCGGGTCCTGATGACCGGCCTGACGACCTTCCGACGCTTCCTTTTGTGGCGGGAACTGGTACACGATGGCGCATGCCGACGTGACAACCCCCCAGCCTTCCTCGAACGAACCTTTAAATTTATATGCGTCTTCCGGCGCACTGGATACTTTTGGCATCGATGTTAACTTTCCTCTCTGATGGTTGCTGGATCGATCTTCGGCGGCGCTTTAGGGACTGAGGCGACAGTGAAGATCCTGAAACCCGATGGAAGATAGGAACGACCTTCGGGACCGCTGAGTTGTTTGACTGCATTGTCGAGCACAAACATTTCGGCACGGTCGTAGTAAGACCGGATAGGTCTGCCGCGCATCTGCACTATCTTTTGCGCGGCGTAATGGAGACGATACCCTGGTATCTGGGCGCAGCGTTCTTTTACGACGCGCTGCGTTTCGTTCGGGAACGGGAACTTGAGGACGATCTGGACTTCACACTGGGTACCGGCGAAGTCGAATCCTTCCTCTACGGACGGCGTTACAAGGACGGCACCAGGGCCGGCGGTTCTGAACCGTTCCAGACAACGTCCAAGCGATGCGCTGTCCTCGTTCCAGATGAATCTGTCAGCGTGACGCGAATGCTGAATGGCTCGTTTGGTGCGAGCGTAACTGACCGAGTGGACGATAGTTTTCCTATCTCTTCGATCATCAATAATTCTATCCGCCGCGTCAATGACTTTTCTGTAGTCTTCATCTGTACTCTTCCAGTTAAGTTTAACGGTCGGTATGTGGTAGACGGGCGCATGGTCCTGCGGGAACACAGGCGGCCAGGCGCGGTACTCGTACGCGAGGTCCGGCGGTAACAGGAGCTTAAGCGTGAACTCGGACAGCGACGCCGACATAAGCAGGACGCGCGGGACACCCGCGAACAGGCGCTGCGTGAACCCGGACAGGCGTATCGGTTCAAAGGTGACGTGTCCCCGGTCGTCGAACTGCCAGACCCAGTTGGCGTGCATACGAGTAATACGACGCAGCCTGTCCAACAAGTCTTTGTCGTCATCGGACAGGTTATCGATGTCGCCCTTGCTCGCATACACGGCGGCGGAATCAATTGCCCACCGCTTCCACTCATCCGACTCTTCATTTACAACACCGGATGAGTCCAGCGACGATCCACCGTCGTAAGGGCAATCCAGCTTCTTAAGCTCCTTCGCATACAACTTTACGCTTGCGAATCCGCTCAACTGACTTTCAATGTTATGCGCTTCGTCGCATATAAGAAGCTGTGTGCCCTCGAACGCCTTGTTCCTGACACCCTGCGAGTACAGCCAGTAAGCGTAGTTGGTCTCGGGCAGCGGCGATAGTTGGGCGGCGGTGACGGCGCGCGTGTACGGGCACGCATCTGTTTGAGCGCGGCTGCAATCGTTGTCGAACCCGTCGTCGCAGTTTTTGTACGAGTTACATTCGTAATTGGCGCGGCCCCGGATGTCGCGCATACCTGATACTTCGAAGTCGCGCAGGACTTGAGCCTGTAACGCTTTTGTCGCGACCAGGTAGGTTGCTTTGCCGCCTGTCAGCGCGGCAGCGGCAGCGGCGAACAGGGTTTTGCCGGACCCGGTTGGAAGCTGCGCCGCCATCACGGCGCTGTCGGACGACTGGAACCAGTCGAGAGCTTCGCGCTGCGTCTGACGGAACCGGTCGAAGCGCGCAGGTAACGACAGGTCGGCGGGGCTGATACTGCTGAAGATCGACTCACTCATCGCGGCACTTCTATTCTTAACGTATAAAGTCCAAATTGTCAACGGCAACGTGAAAAGTTATTTCAGTCCTCAAGATCGCCCCACCCGGCCTTCATGAGACTACGTGCTACATCACTTAGACGCCAGCTCCCGTTCCCGTCGCCCTGGGTACAGTCGGCCAGCCCGTGCAGCCTCAAGTCCTCCAGGGTACGTTTCGCCGCGCTCGGGCTCACCCGGATGCTGCGCGCCACCTCCGTCGTGGTGCTCGGCAGCTTCCGTATCAGGTCTATTACGGCGGCCCTGATACCGGGGATCGAATCAAGAGCGCATTGCGCCACGACGCGATGCCGTTCCGCTTCTGTACACCCGGCGCGTTCCATTCCGCGTAACAACTGCGCGAGCGAGTTAGCCAGCCTTGGTCCCAGCGCCGCCCTGCTAACACCCTGCACCTCTTCGCGTTTGTACTTGTCGCGCTGCACACCCGACCGCGCCCGCGCGGCGAACTGCGCCAGCGCCGCGACCGTTTTACGTTCCTTGTCCGTCAGCCGCCGTGGTTCTTCCGCGTCGTCCCACGCATCAGGCCACTCCAGTTCCGCCCAGAATTTGCCGAACAGTTCATGCAGTTGTTTGCTTTTGTCGGTACCGTCCGGCGAGTCCAGGGTAGCGTTTATCTCGTGATACCCGTCCGATACAGGGTACCGGTAATACAGGCATCGCTCGCCCATCTCGGCATTAGTTTGCTGGTGGTCCGGGTGGTCGATCATGTCGGTACAGGCGGCAATGAAACCGACGCGGCCCTTGAACTCAATAGTACGTCCGCCGTCCGTGCCTAATTCGCGCTGCCAGTGCTGATCGTGCAACATACCGATAGCTCCCATAGTGGAGCGCGCGGCACCGGGGTCGCCGGCCAGTACGGTACGGGCAAAGTCCAGCATTACGAGCAGGCCGCGGCGGACTCCGTTCTCACGCTCGGATAACGGCATGTCCATCAGGAGCCCGCCTGTAGAGTCGGCGGCGTGTTCCTTGAGAGACGTGCCGGACATGAGCGCCGCCTTACCCGATAAGTCGCCACATTCCTTAATGCCCTGTAAGCCAACGAGTTGCTTCAGGAGTTCCGTCTTGCCGGATTCAGGCGGCCCTATCAGCATGAGCCACGTCGGGTAGCCGCGCATGACGTTGGCGCATACGGTGCCGCATACGGCGTAGAGAGGGCCGGGGTCGGGAAAGTATAAGAGTTGCTGCACGGCAGCGGCGAGTCTATGGACTGGCGTCTGTGGCGACGCAAGCGGCGAGCGCGTGCTGGAGACCAGGAACGGGCGTGGACGCTCGACCTCGTAAGGCTTGAGCGTAGCGACAGTACCGGACGGTCGTGTTGCGGGCGCGGCATCCCTGTACACAATGTTAAAGAGGTTATCGGAATGTTACGGTAAGGTCAATTTGCGACACTTAAGTCCTGATCATGCCGCGACGACCGCTTCCGACACCTGATTGACGAGCGATACGCTTTGTATCGGCCGCTGCCTTGCGGTTAACAGTATTTGTTGGTCGCGAATGCTTCAGACCGTCTTCGACCAGCATTGCCAGTTGCGACCATTGCTGTATCACTTCTTTATCGGTGCAGTCGCCCGACCACCAGCAGTTCACTTTCGATATGAACGCGCGCATCGGGTCCGGGTACAAGGTACCGCGTAAAGTGTCGAACAGTTTGCGCAGATCCGGCAACGTGCGCGTGATACCGGCGGCAGTGGATACGGCGGCGCGGCCGCGGGCTTTCGGCGCGTTCTTACGCACGGCCTTCGCTTCCTTTGCGGCGCGTTCCACGTGCCGTTTCTGGACAACGGGCGTTTCGGTAGTAGTTTTGGCAGGTTCAGGCTCGCTCTCAGATGTCGATTGCTGCGATTCCTGCGGCGCTGGCGTCGTCGGTGACGGTTTGGCGTGGGTAACAGTCTGCTTTTGCTTCCGTGGCGGCTTGGCGGCAGTTTCCTCCCGCGCTATTTGAGCCGCCCGTTCGAGCACTTCGCCTGTCCGCTCGGGTTCCACGTGCGTCAGCGCGTAGAATGCGGCGTCCGCACGCATGTTTCTACCGGTCAGGTCCGCGAGCAGCAGCTTATACGCTGCGTCGTTCATGCTTTCCGGTTTCGCCAGTAACCGCTCGTGCTGCTTGATCTGAGCCCGCGAGCAGCCCATGTATGACGCGATCTCTTTTGTGCCCGTAAAGTGTTTCTCCGCCCGCACCGCCGCGATCAGGTGCGCGTACTGGAGCGCGTTGTAGCCGCGACGCCGCGTGTTCTCGTGTATGGCGACCTGCAACGCATCTGTCCCGTCGCGCCGCACGATGCAGTCGAGCATGTAATGTTCGTCAATTGTGCGCGCCGCCGCCAGCCTGCGCGTGCCCGCCACCACGAACCATTCGTCCGCGCCGCCGCGATCCACCACGAGCGGCATGATCTGACCGGTTGCGCGCATCGACGCCGCAAGCGATTCGATGCGCCTATGCTCGTCGGCGGGCGCGTCGCCGGGACGCGCGTTCGTGCGCGACACCAGCTTCGACGCCGGTATACGCAACACGGTACCGGCGTAAACGCTTTCAGCCTTTACGTTTTCGTTTGCTGTTGCTGGTAGAACGATTGTTTCGACTCGCGGCATTTGTTACCTTCCCTTTTTGCTTCGTTACTTTCTGTTTCGGTTTGTAGAACGCGTTCACCTGATCTAAAGTCCAGCCCATGTACGCGGCCAGTTTACTCGCCATCTGCATCGACGGCCTGAACCGCCCGTTCAGGACGCGACCGAGCCAGGTGGGATGCACGTCTAATGCGGCGCTCACTACCTGGTAGTCAAGCTCCGGGTAGGCGTTCGGGCGCCTCCCGGCCTTAACGCCGCGGCGCGGCACTATGGCGCTCGGGACCGGCGCGACAGGCGGTTGCGGCTGCGGCTTTGGCGGTACTGACACGGGCATCCGTCTCAGGATACGTGTATCGGACCTGTCAAGTCAAGAATCAAAATCAATCCCGAGCCCTGCACATGTTGCAGTGCTTCGGACAATTCTTTCCTGCCGCTATACGGCAACTGATCGCGATCCACCAGCCGCAATCGCACTGCACCGACATAAGACAAGTGCCGAATACAAAGCGCACGGTCAGGTATGTGCCGGGAATACGGTATCCGGGCACGAACTCCGGGTAGTGTGGATTCGGGTGTGGTTGCCTTTGCGGAGACATTGTGTTTGTACCTGCTACAAGAATAACATCAATCTATATTTAATTATATTGTAGCGCTAAGGTACCGTCTCTCACGTATGCGCGCCAAAGAGCTTTTTAAAATGCGCCCGCGCGTGAACGGAGGTACCTTAGCGCTACAATATAATTAAATATAATGTTATGATGTCAATTATGGCAGCTAACAGTAATGTTTTCAGTGAGAAACAGCGTTTAACCGGAACTCTATTTACAATTGTGCGCCAAGCCAGACCGGGATCGTGGAGCGATATCGTATGTGTTTGCGACTGCGGCACCGAGGTAGTGCTGGCCTACCCGCAAGCCTACTACAAGAGTAGATATAGCTGTGGTTGTGCTCGCCGACTACGCTCAAACGCTGTTGACGCGACCGGAATGCGGTTCTACAGCCCGATGGGCAACAGACTGAAGCGCGTAAACGACCCCGATGGTCCCGAAGTGCTGCATGGTCGCGCGCTCCAGATATTGTGCCGCGATGAGACGACGCAACAGTGGATTTACCTGTGCGAATGTTGTGCCGCGACGTTCACAATGCCCGGAGGCGACCAGCCTGCGCGGCTGCTGCGAAAGCTGGCCGCGGAGAACTGCCCTAACTTCAGGCCGCGCTACTACGTTGACGAAGATTACCACTGGCACTCGGACTTGGAAGTGACCGTTACGCGTATACTGCCGAAGCTGGATCGCGGCGACCCCGAGAACCTTGTGCCTTACTACGCGAACCCGAAGCGCGACGTTGTGCGGGACAAGTTTGGCACGATCATTGCGTTCATGGGGCTGCCGGACTCGCCTGAGTTCAAAGCGCTTGAGGATGCGCACGTCAGCAAGATTACGGGGTTCAGGCGCAAGGATCGCGAGAAACGAGCTAAAACCAAAGAGAAAATGCATGCGCTGTTTTATGGTGAAGTTGTGCCGGAACAAACGGCAACAACGGCAGCTCCATTGGACGATGTTCAGGAACGGGAGCTGCCGCACGAAGACGAGTTCAGGGAAGCGGACTACTGACTTGACGCGATGTACACGCTACAACACGACGCGCAACCGCGAGCCGGTTCGCCTCGTCGTATTGCTTTTTGGTGATGCAGCGTGCGTACCTTTCCAGATTACGCTGTGTCGGGCGGCAGATACCCCAGCCTGTACCGAGGATCTCGCGTAGCTCGGCGGGCGTGCCGTGTGTTTTCAGGTATTCGGTGTAATACTCGTTCATTTCGCTCCTTCCAGTCGCAGAAAGTCGCCGGCGTTCGCCTCTTCACCAGTGGCCGTGTAAATTTCAGTCGTCCGCAGGCTCGCGTGACCTAACGTCTTCTGGATCGTTTCCATCGGCGCGCCACCTTCGCGAGAAAGTTTAGCCATTGTCCGTCTCAGGTCATGCGGCGCGAGATCAGGCACGCCAATAGCGCGCCCGTACCGCCGCACGATGTCGCGCACGGCGGACGAGCTGAGGGAACCGTTGATGGAGCCGTCGCGTCGGACGGCGCGCAGTACCAGGCTATATCTCGCCAAGAGCCACCCGCCAGTCATGTACGAGTAACTTTGCTTGTAATCCAGCCATTTCCGCGTCACCTGTTTGCACCAGGCGTTTTACGGTTTGTGCATTCCGATCCGCAAATGGAGGTGATGTCATTTGGACACCTCGGCCCTCTGGTGTGCCAGTGCATCTTTGTCCGCCTGCGTCCCGGTACCGATGGATATGCGCCATGCCGCCTGATCCAACGCGTAATCGCTCCACGGTTCAGCCGGATCGTAACCGCGTGCAAGCTTGGCTTCGTGCTCATCACGTATCCGGTCATTACGTCTGGCCGTCGCGCTTGTTCTATTTTTCATGTCGTATCCTTATAGCTCCTTTATCCAGTTTTCGATTGTCGTTTGTGCCCACCCGGGCACGCTGACGGACCTGATGCGCCCGCCCTTACCCTCGACATTCCGCAGCACCATGCGCCCGTCCATCGCGATACATTGTGCCGATGTCAGCCTTACAGCTTCGTCGCGCCTTAGGCCGCACCCTAACAGCAACGCAAGTACCACGCTGTCACGCCTGCCCTGTACCGTTGTGCGGTCTGGCGCCGCGAGCAACCGTTGTGCCTGATCGCGCGTCAGCCACTTGCCCGACCTGATACCTGTGATGCGGCGCGCCTTGATGCGCCCTATTTGCGCCGCCGCGGATTGTTCTATCCAGGCCAGCTCCGCGGCTTCGCCGGCCAGTTTCTTTAGTGCCGCTAAAGCCTGGTTTCGGACTTGTGCTGACGCCGCTTGTAGTTCGAGCGCGCGCATGTAACGCTGGACGTGTTCGCGGTCCAGCGGAGAGCCACGCGACCATGCAAGGTAGTCTCGGATGCGAGCCGCATAGACGCGACGCGACGCCGGCGCGAGCGATGTAAGGCAGGATTCGACCGCGCGCGATTCGAGCGAGTCGCGCGCGGTTGCAAGCGCTAATGCAACCATACAGCTAGACCGGCCGCATTACACGCTGCTTTCAGATCATCACTGAAGCCCGGATCGATAGCGATAGGCTTCCCTATTCTGAAATCGTCGTATCCTTGCTCGCGGTTCCAAGTTTCGATTCGTTCCAGTTCCGCTACTAGCTCCGCGTCCGTATCGCAACGAGTCAGTATCGTGTCCCCTTCGCAGTAACAGAAGATTTCGCGACGTGTCGGGTTGATCCACTGACCAAAATAACCGGCGTCCTGTCGCGTATCTAGTTGCGCCCAGCCTTTTGATATTGTCAGCACCTTGAAATCGTAAAGGTATCTGTCAGCAAGCGCGAAATCGCGTGTAATTGTTATTGCCATCGTTTCGACTCTCGGGCGCAAGATTCACGTCGCGTACATTACACGCGTCGTGAGCATGGGGCGCCATTCCGTACCGGGACCCTGAGAGGGTCCCACACTGTCAGAGAGACTTAATTCGTAGTGTTACTGCGTCCTGCTCCATTTCCCGCTGTACAACCAATCCGGCACATCTGCGTCGCGTAACTCCCTTTCGTCTTCAAACTCTATTTCAGGCCATTCCTGACCTGGTTCACGCGCTACCGGCACCTTAGTCCAATCGACCGATACCAGCGCGCCTATGACCCGTTCCAGATAGTTCAAGTCAAGCGTTTCGCGCGTCGTATGCTCGTGCTGGTAGCCAATACTCAGGTTTGAGCACTCCGGTATCAGATCAACGTAGTTTGCGGAATCTGTAAAGATACCGTCTGCCGCTTTGTGCTCCATACCGAGCTGCAACGCGAGACCTTTGGAAAACTCTTCGGATGCGGACATACCCCAGCTTTGGGAAACGATTACGTCGTTAGTGCCGCGTCGGTCCAGTGCGAGGCAAATGTCGAAAGTACTTAACCATTCGCTATACTCTTGTGCAAGCCAAGCACTACCGCGTCCACCCGACTCTTCGTCGCGATGAAATATGTAATTCACTTTGACGCCGGCCTCTATCATTCGTAATGCGGCGTAAACGCCGGCCGCGTCGTCAGCTCCGAGACAATTTGACACGTGCTCGTGCTTATGCAGCGACATAATGTTTTGATGCGACACGTTAAGCACCTGCTTACCTGGTATATGGTGTACCGAGTCGGTATGGCACGATATTATGACCTTGCTGTCAGACTCAAGCAGCAAACGATTGCCATACTCGTCCTGGTATATGTCAGGCACGTTATCGATGTACCGGGATATAAATTCCGACTCAGTTTTGGACCGTGCAGGCCGCCTGTAAGACAGCATTTCGCGGATACGCTTTACTTCGTTGCCTGGCATTCTCGTTTTCATGCAGCCTCTTCGTCCGCGACAGCTACCGTAACAGTCTCGGTCTCGTCTTCCGACTCTTCCGACTCGTCTTCGCACTCACAATCCGTTTCCAGGCATCCGCATTCGTCGCACTTGTCACAGTTGCACTCGTCGTCTAATTCGCCGCATTCGGAGCATCGGTCGCAATTGCATGACGTTATATATCTGTGACGCGGTCTCATAATTATCTCGTTACATTCGGAGCACCTGTTACAGTTGCAGCCGTCATGCTGAGTGCAACGGCTGCACTCTTCGCATATGCTGCACTCTTCGCACCCGTCCGGCGAGCGTTCATTGCAGCACTCACACACGTAACACTCGCAGTCGTTACGTCGGTTGCCGCAATCTTCGCACCTGTTAACGGATCTTGCAGTACCATCCGTGCGGTCACACGTATAGTCTGCTTCGTCTTCGTCGGCTACAACGGTCCAGTACTCACCGTTGTCGCGTACCATCGCACCTGCATTATCGACATAAGGCAGCATCACGTCGCCAGTGTCCAGCTTCGTCAGGCGATTGCCGCACAGATCGCCTTTCGAGTAGCCTGCGTCCTTAAGCAATTGCTTGAGCGCTCCGCAGTCCGCGTCATTGTCTCCGTCCGCGACTGAGTACGCGCGCACCCAGATCTTATCTTTGACACTGACGACCGACCTGGATCTGATGTTGCCGTTTGCTATGACGTAAGCTACCTGGACATCAGGTGAATCGGCATAAACGTGGTATGGCCTGACGGTGTCGCCGTCGAACGTGCCGTGCATGCAGCTCTTGTATGTGCTGCCGCAAGCGTACATGCGAGTCTCGAAGATATCGTTAATGGTCGCGCGGTCCGTTGCGAAATGCAGCGTTGGCGCAGACAACTCAATAGACAACGCGGACTTCAGCTCGATAACGTACGACTGTATCTCCGCGTCGGTCAGGTCAGTAAACGTCTTATGCAGGTATCGGCCAAACTTGAGTCTCACCTGACGGTCGCGCGCGCCGTACTCGTCAGACGGTGTATAAGCTACAGTGTCGATCTCGGTCTCAGTGACACTCAGGTGTACAAAGTGTTCAGCGGGGTAGCTGAGTGCTACCGGGATTGGTTTGTACGTACCATCGTCGAAACGCGCGCGTTCACGTTCATGCCATTCGGTACTCATGACTATATCGACTCCTAGTACCGTATAGGTACACTCATACGGTCTCATATTGGGTGTAGCAAGTCAAGTATTAATTTGCGTGTTATCACGTGTATTAACAGACTTTAATGTATGAGTGACGGTGTGGCATAGCGGCACGTGGTCGCGACACACGGACGGATCGCCCTGGTGAGCGTGCGGAGCACGCGAGACAGTAGAGACGTACGTACATATGTAAGCAAACAAAGCCAGTTGCGTGCATGTATAAGAGTTATTTATACGTGTATAAGCTCATGAGCGTGGCTTATGGTGGTATAAGTGTGGTTTATAGCTGTCTATAGCCGCATGGGTGAGGGAACGTGCGCTCGTATCGTCGCATCAGGATATGTTGATACGTGTGGCACGATAGCGGCCGGTGCCCTCGACCTGCCAAGCCCGCGACGCATAGTGCCTCGTGCACGTGCGCAGCTCCGTGCGCGTGCCTGTAGCGACGCGCGGCGTACTGAGCGACAGCTCAGACGACGCATATAGGGTGTGACACGCACGTATCCACACTCACGATAACGTCTCTTATCGGCATGCGACGCCTGTAGTGTGTGCGCCGGACGCCTGTATCTACAGGTGCGCCACGCCTTAGTGTAGGGGTTGCGGCCGCCGATTGCGCGCTGCCTCCGCGCCCGCGTACCTGACTTTTACAAGCCAAAAACTATATTTGATTTTTTGAGTTCAATTTGATTTTACCGCGTTGGTTGTGTGTCGCCGTGGGCGCTGACCGGCGCGCTGCACGCCCTGCGCGTGGAGCAAGCCTATAGGCTACAGCAGCTTCGACGGTTCGAGCCTTACAACGTCGTCGTCGCTGTGCGTGGTGCTGGCTTCTATAACCGTGGCTTCGGAGCAGAGCGCCCGGAAGCGATGCACGACGCCGGGCTCTATCGTAACGCTGTCGCCCCGCTGCATGATCCAGGACGCGCAGCCGTACGACAACAGCACCGATCCGTCCGTTACGAGAAACGTCTCGCGTTTCACCTTATGGTAGTGCAGCGACGACTGGGCGCCGTGATGCAGCACCAGCGTCTTCATGCAGTAGTCCGTGTTGTTGTGGTGCCACAGCTCCGTGCCCCAGAGCTTCTGTACTTCTTTGATGACCGACATTTCGACTAACTCCTTTGGACTTGCTCCGTGACGCGCGGCGTTTCGACTTGCTCCGCGACATCGTGATACGCGGCGTACCACGCGAAAGCGTGGACGACGCTTACAGCAGTGACAACTATCTGCGGTTATCCGTTCCGCGCCAGTTCAACGCAAGATACAACAGTACGCCGATCAGGGTTCCCCATCCAATGTCCATCGTTTACACCAGTATCCTTTCGTTCCTGTCGAGCAGCGTCACCCAGTCCCGGTGCGCGACCTTATACCTTTCCGCGACCGCGCCGGCCAGTACCTTATGGTGGCCACGCCGCTTTGTCAGTACACCTTCCTGTTCGAGCCGCTTAAGCTCTACCGTCACGCGTTCGCCGCTGCCGATAACGCCACCCGACTGTATATGAGCCATACGCGCCGCGACCGGCCCGTGCGACGACTCCAGTATGAGACGTGTAGTCGCGTATGGTATGGTGTCGCGCAACACGCGTTCTGCAGCGGACCAGTCCGGCGCGCGGCCGTCGTTATAGAGCGTCGCGATCCCGTGCGCGACAGCAGCGAACGACCCGGTCAGACACTCCCAGTCGCACTGCACGGGCGCGAGCTTTTGCAGTAGTTCGCACCAGTAATAGAGCGACTGCGGCACTGTGACGGCGCGACCCGCGAGCAGGACGCCCGAGGGCGTGCTGTGAGCTACAGGGGAACGGTGTTGCGAATCCAGTACCCGTCGCGCCAGCCGCGCCAGCTCCAGCCTGTCCGACTCCCGCGCGTTCATGGTCCGCACGCCGATGTCGCTCTTTGGCTGCGCCACCCTCAGATGTACCGACCGCGCCAGCAGCGCATAGTAGCTGGCTATGGCCGTGACGCTTTTCGACTTGTTGGGCAACGTCCGCCACTCGGCATCGACGAACACGCCCGGCTGGTCGAACGGGTCTTCGGCGAGCACATTGTCCGACCACTGGCGGCAGTCGCGGGCGCGCACGGACCTGGGCACCGCGAGCGACCGCGCATGTACGTATTCGGGCATGCCTAAGCTGAACCACGCGTTCGACGTGTCGCGCGACAGGTAATCGGTTTCCAGAACGATCCACGGACGGCGCATCCGGGTTAGTGACGCAGGCAGCAGCGCCGCGAGCAGGACTTCAGTAGCCTCGGTGTCACGCTGCGACCAGACGGCGGCGAGATGCGCGTGAAGCTCCGCGATACGTTCGGGGTAGGGGTTCATTTACGAAGTGACGCTATAAACTCAAGCCATTTCACTGGCATTGCAGCCAGCAATCCCTTCTTTCTGAGACGCGCCATGAGTGGCCGCTTCCATTTAACCGAACGTTTCCTGTTTGAACGTCTGCGCATGACACTATTTTAGACTTGACACACCCGCTTTGTACAGGGTACATTCGTACCTGTTGGCTGACGCCGACCGCGAGCAAGGCCCGCGCGAAGCGTGTGTAACACGCTGGAAGCGGCGTTGCGAGCATACAGGAGCGCATTTATGCACAATCTTCGGGAGCCTTACATTAAGGCAGACTGTTACCTCGAATCCCAGTTCCGCCGGGTCGTCTGCGAGCGTGACGCGCTGTGCGGCTGGGCCTGGTTCTGGTTCCTGCTGGCGCTATTTGGCTGGTCCGCCCTGATCGCCGTCGCCTTTAAGGCTGGTATTATCGGCGTATGACACCTTCCGGCTCACGCCCGTCCCTGCCGCAGCGCATGCCCGCGTCCCTTCCTTATAACGACCTGAACGGGCGCGAGGCGACCGAGATACTGGTTGACTGGTTCCGGCAACTGCTGCGCGGTCATTATCTGCTGCAGCCGCACCTGACGCTGCCGATGGCCGTGTTCGACCTTCAGGTGCATATAGGCGTCGATATGTACGTGGGCGGCACCGTGCCTGTCGCGTCGCCGCCGGACCACATAGACATTAACGGGGCTGTATCGCTGCGCAATGACATACCGGACGCGGCGCGCGGCACGTTTCAAGGCGACCGCGAGGTCGGTTTGAAACACACAGAGCACGACTTCACGGCTACAGTGAACGCCGCCCCTATGCCCGGCGGCCTGCCACCCGACCAGGTGCGTGAACAGCACGGTCTCGCGGTGCCGCGCCCCGGCTACGGATCGCGCGACACCGGGTCTCACATGTTTCTGGCCGACATCCCGAACGTGGACGCGGACGTACAGGCGGAAGCGAAGCGTGTCTTTACGGCGACACCCGCGCAGGACAGTACCGGTGGCCGCCGCGGCGACGTGGCCGAAGGCTATGTGTTCTCGACCGAGACCGTGGACCATACGCCCGCGCATCAGCATATTGCCGTGGACAACGGGTCCATCGAGGTTCGCATGGATGGTCAGGCGGTGCAGCACGCCGGGATCAGCGTGTCGGCAGGGACGCACGTATCGAGCGCGAAGACGCTGGGCGACCAGAAAGGTCAGGCGTACGAGAGTGTTAACGGCGTCCTGGACGCGGGCCCGCGTGGCCTGATGCGTCCAGGCCGGGGTGCGGGTGGCCTTTACACGGACGGGCGCCCGCGCCTGTCGTTCGGCAACGGCCACAGGGGATCGTAATTTTTTCGCGTAATTTTTTGCTACAATAATTTTGAACTTGAAAGGAACGAATACACTCTTATGAACACGTATGACAAGATGGGTTCCGCTGTGCTTGAGACGCTGCCGCCTGAACATCAGCATACGCGCCCTTCGCTTGAGCCGCCGCAGACTCTCGAAACCGGCACCCTGATCCTGTTGCGCATGGCCGCGCATTCGCGCTCGCCCAACCAGCAGGAGTACTTCGCGCCCGCCGTAGTCCTTGCGCAGTATGATCCGAAGGGCGAGATCGACGCCCTGGTCTGGGACGCGAGCGCCGGTAACGCATTCGTGCATGGTTACGCGATCCGGGACCTCGGGACGCGCGACACGCAGCAGGGGCGCGAGCAGTATGTGCTACAGAGCAATATAGGTCAGGTGCTGTTTTCGCCCGCCGCAATGCTGGATCTTGAAGCGGATGTTACACGCGTGATGGCGGCTCAACTTGGGTTGCAGCGCGAGTTCAGGTCCGCGCTTCAAAATGAATTTGCTGCGCTGACCGCTCGTGTGGAATCGCTTGAAGCGCTGGCGACAGCGCCGCCATCTGAAGCGAAGGCACCGTCTGTCAAGCCGGTAACCGAGCGTAAGTAAGAAGGCGCATACGGGTATGAAAGAGTTTCAGGAGCAGTTGTTGAAGCGTCTCGACCGTGTAGCGGACACGTTCGAACGGCTGGCGACGGTGCTGGCGCTGGAGTCGGGCGTTGCTGGTGGCGTCGTCGAACTGCCGATAGCACCACCTCTGCCTTCAGTCGTGACAACATCCGCGCCGCCCGATACTGGTTTCACATTCGCCGAATCGGGTGAAGAGTACCAGCAGCGCCAGTCCCGCGACGCCGCGTTCGCGATTTCTCTTGGTGTCGCCCCGTGGTCTCGCGACTTCCAGACCACCATCATGCAGATGAAGTACGACCTGATGCGGCCACATATGGAGCAGGTACAGGATGAAGAAGGAAACTACCGCGCCGCCGAAGCGGAAGGCCGCACCGAAGAAGAAGCCGAGCAGATCGTCCGCGACGCGTTCAAACTCGCCCGCGCCGAAGCGAACGTCCGGCAAGGGGCAGCGCTTTAAACCTGAAGCGGTAGCGGCGAAGCCGCGAGGCACCCGAAAGGGTGGTTCGCGGCGACTACAGGGCAACGTTGTGAATATCGAAACTCAGAACCCGCGCCCCGTTATGCCGCCGCCGCCTGTACAGGATCTGGAATGCATCCATGAACCCGCCGTCGCAGGCGTCCGTCCACCTTTAGCCGCCGCCTTTCGTTTTGTAGAGCCTACATGGCGCAACTACATCGCTTACGTGGACGCCGAAGCCCGCACGGGCAATAAGGATGCGGAACGGTACGTCCGTATCTGGCAGTCGTTACCCCGTAAAGAGCAGCAGTCGCACGTGCCTGAGCAACTCTGTGAGTTGTCGAATGTGCCCGCCGCCGACCTGATAGCCTGGGTCACCCGGCAGGCCTGGGTCGAGTCGAGCGCCAAAACCTCGCTGGTCCTGTCGTTCATGAAAGACCGTGTAGTCGAGAAGACCGCCGAGTTCGCGATGGCTTCCGCCGACAACATCAAGCACGCCGAGCTGTTCTCGCGTCAGGCCGGGCTGGTTCAGACGCCGGGCGTTGGCGGACGCGGCGCGGGCACCACGATCTATAACGTGCCCGTTGCGTCGAGCGGCGCTGTCGCTCTGGCCGGGTCTCGCTCGGAGTCGTCGCCTGTCAACGCATCGGGTCTCAAGTCCATGGATCAGGAAATCGTGGACCTGTCCGCCATTATGCAGCGTCAGGACGCGCCGACAGGGGCGCGGGCGGAAGCGTTGGTGGATGAGCCCGACGACGACGATAACGATGCGGAAAGCGAGGAAGACGATGAATAAAGACACCATTGCGGACGGTAAAACGGCTGCTAAAGAGCAGGCGGATACGGCGCTATGCAACTGGCTTAAGGAAAGGATTGGCGCTAAAGTGACTGATGCGCACTATGATGCCGGTCGCGACGGGCTTCGTATTGAATTCGACGGTATATATGTGCTGTATGTGCCTGTCGGGGAATTTGAATGCCGCATCAGAATACCGAATTGATTGATTTGGTTTCGTCGCACCGCGACGCCGTACTTGCTTACCTCGAACTCTCCATGTTCGCGGCATCCGGGTACCCCGCGCCGCTCACCGAAGACCAGAAGGCCGCGTACCTCACTGTGCCGTACCTGGCCGATGAATGCAGGGAAGCATGGGACCGGTTGCCTGAAGCGTCGCGCCCGCCGCACTATCTGCTGGCCGCATAATGAGCACTACGCCTTGTGTTGCTGTTGTTGACACTACGTGTAGTCCAGCGGCAGTTGCCGGGGCTGTAGGGTCCGTCGTTGTCGATGCGGTCTATCGTCAGCCCCTGTTTGTACCCGTTACATTTGGACCATGCGAGGAAGGCGTCGAACTTTTTACGCGACCATTCAACGCAAACGTAAATGCTTCTCGCGCCGTAATTTTTATAACTTGCGTCCTTCAAATTTCCGCATCGCTGGTGCATCGCGTTGAACACATCGTAAATGCGCTTGTCGTCTTCGTCGCGTCCTTTCCATTTTGGGTTGCTTGGACCCTGGTTGTAGAGAGCGGCGCACTCGTTGGAGCAGAACTGTCTGGTGCGTTTGCGAAGCCTGTACGGGTAGCGTCTGAGTTCGACGCCGCATTGAAAGCAAGGTACGATGATTTGAGCCATGTGATCCTCCTGAGATCGCAGCGGTCAGGGGCATGGCGGCGTGTCAACGCTGCCGTGTCCCGTTTGTTTATTATACGACGGAGACAGCCTTGTATTGCAGCAGGATTATAACGAGAGACACCGACCTTTGGCTGGCTCATCCCGCTAATAAGGGCAAGAAGCTGGAAGAAGTATCGCGTCTTGAATTTGCGCGCGCCGTATCGCATCTGGATACGCTGGTGGAGAAGGACCCGGAGTCAGGCAGGTTATTGCCGACGCGCCGCGTTACACCTGACGGCCGCACTGTGTATGACCAGCATGGTCGCGCCCTGCTTGGCTGGCAGGACACACTTACCGAGGAAGAGCGTGACTGGATTCACAGGCAGCGCGTTATGTGCGCAATGTCGTTCTGGTACTGGGTCGAACGCGCCGTCTGGATCAAGGACACCGACAACCGCACCGTAAGGATGGAACTATGGCAGTCGCAAAAGATATTCCTCGACCTGATCGCGGAAATGGAGGACGACGAGATCGCGATCTTCCTGATTATTCTGAAGGCGCGGCAGCTTGGCATCTCGCGTATTATTACCTTGATTCTGCTGCACAGAGTCGTATTCGACTCGAACATAAACGCCTACTTGGCAAGCTCAACCGACAAGAAAACCTTGAAGCTGTTCAAGCTTATTTCCTTCGTGCTTGTGCGAATGCCCTACTGGATGCAGCCGGGAAGTTCACAGCCCGGCAAGTTAGGCAAAGTGGATCAGGCCGGAAAGCTGCTGGAGTTCTTTAATGGGTCCGCGATCACGATGGAGCACGGGCAGCAGTCTACCGGCATGGCCCGTGGAGACTCCCCGAACGTGGCTCATCTGTCGGAGGTCGCAGAGTTCGACAATCTCGAAAACCTCGTGGACTCATCGCTGCTCCGCGCCATGCACTCTTCGCCGCGCAGCTTCCTTGCGCTTGAAGGTACCGCCGAGGGCATCAACAACGAGTGGCACCGCAAGTGGGAAACGGCCAAGTCCGAGTGGCCTTTACGAAAAGGAAAGCTGCGCCCCGCGTTTTTCCCGTGGTTCACGGGCGGCTTGTATCCCAAAGAAGCCGATATTAAACGCAGCCCGGTACCGGACGACTATACTTCCAACATCCCGGACTGGGTGACTAATCACGCAAAGATGGCTGAAGAGTACGTGCGCTCCACGCCGTACCTTGCAAAGCACATGGGTTCCAACTGGCATCTGTCGCTCGAACAACTCTGGTTTTACCAGTGTGAGCGCGGACGCTACATGGCCGAGAACAAACTCAACAAGTTCTTTCAGGAGATGCCCGCCAATGACGATGAAGCGTTCCAGTCCTCGAACATCACGGTCTTTGACGTGGATACAATTAACTTTTATCGTACTAACACTCATAGTCAGCCTCTTTGGGGTGTCTTTGGCCTCCGTGGTCCTCTGGAGTTTGTGCCCGCTCGTATTCAGCCGTCCGACATCTTAATCAACCACGACCTGCCTCCGATCCGCATAGACGCGGACGCCGGCGGCGGGGTCAGGATACCCTTCGAACTCGTGCCGCTACGCTTTGGTGGTTGGAGTCTCGAAAGTGACAGTAAGAAGGGTTCCGTCGATAAGCTCTACGTTTGGGAGCCGCCCATTGAAGGCTTCGAATATGGGTTCGGTTGTGACACCGGCGATGGTATAGACAAAGACAGTACGTGTATCGAAGGAGTAAGGAAATACTCGCTGGAAGGTCCCACAAAACAAGTTCTCGAATTCGCCAGTGGTCATTTGAGCGCGCTCGACGTGTGGCCGTTCCTGTTAGCCATAGGTACATGGTACAGCGTCAAGGGCCGCCACGGCCAGACGCAGCAGCCGCGCATGTGCATCGAGTGCAAGGGCAAAGGCGATGTGGTCCAGAATATCCTGCGCCTGATGAACTGGACGAACTTTCACATGTGGAACGACCGGAAGATAGACGACCGGCGCCCGGACCTCTCTAAAGCTCAGAAGATGGGCGTGTTCACGAACTTTTACTTCCGCGCCGCCATGATCGAGATGATCGTGAAGGCGCTGCGCGACGGAGAAGTGGAAATCTGTTCGCCGTTCTTCGTAAAAGAGATGCAGAGTCTGGAAGGCGACGAGCTGGAGCAGCAGCTCCGCGCCGGGTACGGCGGCAAAGACGACCGGATCATGGCGCTCGGGTTCGTGCTCAAGAGCTTCTACTCGTGGGACGTGAACTACTGGCGCGCCAGCAAGATAATGGCGTATAGCGGCCGCAACCCGGCGCACGCCTCATACGACCAGTCGCTGCTGCTCGGGGCGGACGGGAAGCAAATGCAGCAGCCGCGCCGCGAGCGCCAGTACGCGCAGTGGGCGTACGGGGCGCAGGAAGTGCCGACCGGGATCACAGGGGACCCGGTCAAATAGGGGAATTATATACGTGAGTACAGTGGAGGGTTAAATGGCCGATTGGCAAACAGTTCGCTTTGATCCGTCGTATGAAGAGCCTTTGGATATTGAGATTGTTCCGCTGTGCGATGCGCTCAACGCCGCCGGTTTCGTCACCGAGTCCTCATGCTGCGGGCACGGACATCGCCGCCCTATTGTCTGGTTCGAACATAGCTCCGATGGTCGCATTGAGAGTATGGCAAAATTTGTCTTAGCACATGAGCTGGCAGACTTCGGCCTATTTTGTACAACATTCCAAAAAGAAGTCAGGCTAGACCGGTATGTATGGAGCATCAGTATTCAGCCGAACGACGTATACCAGACTACCCCGATGGATGAAGCGCTTGCTAAGGCGGTTTCCGCAATGGGCGAAGTGACGGCAATTATAAATCGCTGGAACGATATCGGCATTAAAGAGGCTGCGCTGTTTGTCCTTTCGGCCAAGTCTGCCTGGAGTAATACTGCGGCTTTTAGATAATCAGTCTGAGGTACCATCAAGGCATGATTAGCACAGCCATTACCATCCTCGCGTTTCTCATCATCGTCGGCCTGATCTTCTGGGTCCTGTCCCAGATCCCCGGCATCCCCGACCCTATCCGGCGTATCGTGTACATCGTGCTCGTGGTGATCGCGGTCCTGATCCTGGTCGGCTGGCTGCTGTCGTGGTCCGGGTCCGCGCCGTCGTTTTCGTTCCCGCGCCGCGGTTGACGGCATTGACGTTTCGTACCTGACAAGTCTATAATCGGTTTCGTGAAACGTTTCGTGAAACATATTACGGTCCCGGCGCTCCTGTTCCTGTTTATGTTTCTGTGTTCGGTTCCCTTGTTTGCCATAAAGGCAAGTGTTGCCAACGTCGCCGCCGTCACGACCATAGTTGTCAACGCGGACGCTATCGTAAAGGCCGTGCGTCACCCTAAGACTACGGCTAAGGCGACCGGCAAAAAGATCAAAGCGGCGGTCAAAGGTAAATAGGCGCGTTGAATGGACGATACACAACAGTCCGCGCTCGATGCCGAACTCGTTAACGACGAAGGTGACAAGCTTTATTTGTACGACGATGCCACGGGCTCTCGTATCGTACCAGGGTACACACTCAAGGGTCATCCTACGTTCGGCATCGGTACGAACGCGGAGTTCTTTTACCCGGAGGAACGCGACTTCTGTCTGCACTTCAGGGAAAAGAAAGCGACGGACGTGCTGACTGCCGCGCTGCCGTGGTTCACAACGCTGGACCCGGTACGTCAGAATGCGCTGATCGACCTTTATTACAACGTTCCCGGTTTCATTCACTGGCCTCACTTTATCGGTCTTGCCGCATCCGGCTCCTGGTTCGGCGCCGCCGCCGAACTTGAAAACACGCATCCGTGGATCGATCAGGTCAAACAGCGCGGACATGACATCGCCGCGCGTCTCAGAACGGGAGTGGCATCTTAAATGGCTATCGGCGATCAGGTAGGTAAAGCGGCGGCGGACGAGTTCGCGGCGCAGATTCCCGGCCTGAAAGACTTTATTGCGTCGCAGCTCGCCGAACTGCAAACGACCTTTAAACAGATCGTCTCCGACGCCACCACCGAGCTGAACACCGTTGCAGGTGGCGCGCTCGCCGACGTTACGGCGGAGCGCACGGAAGCCATAAAGCAGGCTGAAGATGCGATCCACGGTATACTCGACCGTATCAATCTGCCGCAACTTATAGGACCGCGCAAAGCCTTATGAAGAACTGGAAAACCAATCTGTTCGGCGTGATAACGGCGGTTGCCGGGTTCGTCCTCTTCTCGCCGATGTTATTTTCCAGGTGGCCCTGGGTTGGAGAAGTTGCCAAGTACGTTATGGCCGGCGGTATGGCCGGGATCGGCTTCGCGGCTAAAGATTCGACTACGCATTCCACCGGGGTCGAAGTTCAGGAATCGAGCATCGCAGCTAACTTAAGCGCCGCCGCGGCGGCGAAGAAAGCAGGTACGTAAACGCCATGAGTTTTTCAATTAGTGGTTTCTTCCACTCGATAGGAACTGTTTTGCACAACTTTTTCACCAAAAACGGCGGCGCTATCCAGACTGGCCTTACCGAAGCCGCCGCCGCCGCCGGTGTTGCCGCATCGGTCGCGGCTATTACATTGTCGCCCGCCGACGCGGCTCCGGTGGTCGCGGAGATCGCCAAGGTGCAGGACGCCATCGGTATCGTTCAAAAAGGCGTTACGGTGGAATCCACCGCGACAGACTTGTCCGCGCACGCAGCCAATCTAGCCGGTGTTGTTACTTCGCTTGTGACCAGCGGCGACATCGGCGTCAAGAACGCGCAGGTGCAGGCTGCCGTAGGTGTCGCCGCAACCAAGGTACAGAGCGTTATCGGCGTCCTTGAGAATGCGGCTACCGTGGCACCCGCGGCGTAACCGTCGTGGCATGGCGTGGCCTCCAGTCCCGTCATTTGAACGGCGCCGACTACGACCCTGAAGCGCAGACCCTTGCGATCCAGTTTGTAAACGGCGCCGTCTACACCTATACCCGCGTCCCGCAGACCGTAGCCGACACCCTGTTCCAGACCGGATCGCCGGGTTCGTACTTTCACGATAAGATCAGAGACAACTACCCGGAGGTCAGGATGGTATCCGGCACCACAAAGAGCGGTCGCCGGAGCACTAATACGTTCAGGAGACGTGGATGAACAGAGACGAACTGGCGCGCGATTTGCTTATTGTACTGTTGCAGAAAGCGAACCCGGACAATATCGACCCGGAGCACCTTGCCGACTGCGCCGTCCTGACCGCCGATGCTTTAATGAAGAGACTATGCCAACCGCAACCACGACTGAAGTCCTGAACGCGCTGTCGCCGGTCGCTACCGCGCCCGTCCGTGTCATTCAGGTGCTGGACGACGCCGGGGTCGCGCAGCCGGTACACGAGCACGCCGGCTTGTTCCACGCTGCGCTCGACACCTTACCTGTCTGGGCAATGGACTACGACACGCACTCCACTACCTTCCAGCGCACCGCCGTGTATCGCTGCCTGCACTGCGCCGGTGAACACGAAGAGTACCGGCAGAACCCACGTAACTTACCCTACGCCAAGGTCTGCGGCAGCGCGCTCGAAGACGCGGAAGGCAACCTGACCACCTGCACCGCGCCTGCGTTGCGACGCGTCACTTTACCCGGCGAAGGCGTCCCGCTGAACGCGCGCCGGTTCGAACCGCTCGTGATCTATGAGCGCGCTAACTACACTGTCGATCAGCTCGCGCGCGGCCTGAACCGATACTACATACCGGGGCGCAACAACGAACCGACCGAACCGGGCATGAAGCGGATAGAGCTGACCGACATACATTCGTACAACCGTGTCCAGAAAGAGATCAGCGGCTGGGAGACGAACCTGATGAGCGCGCGCCGGGAGACGCATCGCGAGTATTTTGCGGAACAGCGCAAGAAGGTCCGCGACGACGTGAACGCGCGTTTCAGCCAGTCCAGCCGGTACCTGGGGCTGCGGCAACTTATGCGCGCCCGGAGCGACCGGAAGTCGGCGGAACGGTACGGGAAGGCGCTGAACGCCAACTTTCATGCTCAGTTGATTGAGTTCAACCAGGGTAATATGCAGGACTTCTGCGCGGAGGATACGGGATGGAAAAGTCAGCGGGCGAAGTAGTTATTATGGATGCGGCACCAGAGATAAACCATGAGCACCATTTCGATTATTTGCGAATACGCGATGATGACGGGCGTGTCTTCAGCGTTTGCCTTCAGTGCGGAGAGCGAAAGTACGAGTCTTAAGTTAGACTAGTCCTGTGAACCGTCACCCCGGACACTCGCCTATCGACACCGCCTACCTGTGCCCGGCTCCATTCGAACTCAACCACTCCCGTCAGGAATGGCTGCCTTGTTCCCCCGATGAAATCTTCGCGTGGTCGCAGCAGATGCTGTCCGACGCGCGCTCTTACCTCCGCCTGCAACCCGCCTACAAATACATTCCTGACGGATTCGACATCATAAACGGCGACTTCGCCGTCACCGACGTGCAGTCTCTCAGCAGCGTCAAGACTGAGAGTACGGTCCGCAACTACCGTGAGATCGTAGCCGCGCAAACGAACCTCCGTATCATCCCTTCCTTCAAGTCCTCGGAAATCTACCGCGAACAGAACCAGATCCTGAACAAAGGTTTCATGGCGTGGCAGAATATGACGTTCGCCGACCGTCGCGTGCGTGCCGCGTGGCAGTACGCCTGCGCTACCGGCACAGGCTACCTTGGGCCGCGCTACGACCCCAAGTACAGGCGCAAAGGCGACATCGTCTGGGACGCTTACGGACCTTTGGACGTACTCCCGCTCGGGCTCGCACCCGACCTGCAAATCCAGACCGCCTACGCGGTCGCTATGCGCAAGAAAATGCCGATCCACCAGGTCTGGCGTATGTTCCCGCTGCAGCGCGACAACATTAAGGCTAACCGCGTCAATACTCTCGGTAAGGGCATGGTGATCGCGCAGGCTGTCAAGTTCGCTTCAGCCGTTCTGAAGCGTTTCGGCCAAGGCGCGCGGCAACCCGAAGAAGCCTCCACCTGGGACACCGTGGACGTGTACTACATTTACGTGGACGACGACTCGGTGAACGAAACCGGGTCGCCGCGTCAGATAATGGGGCCGGACGGTATCTGGGGTACGTCGTGGTCCTACACGGTACCGTTTGTCGGTCAGGAAATAGAAACCGGCCGAGTCTTACAGGGTGGCCGCCCTGAGAAGCGAACGGCGCACCGCGAAGACTGCATGCTGTACCCGAACCGGCGCCTGATTATCGCGACGGACTCCTGTATCGTTAACCCCGCGCCCGAGCACCAGTCGAGCTACCGCTGGGACGGCATGGTGCCATGTGTCCAGATGCGCTGTGACGATCAGGCGTGGAACTTCCTTGGTATGCCGGTCACGCGCTACGGGCAGTCTCTGGAGAAGCTCGCGATAGAACTATGGCGCGGTCTCGGCGACCAGATGAACCTGTCGCTGAACCCGTCTGCGTTCTACGACCGTGGCAGCAGCGCACAGTCCATGCTTCAGACCACTAACCCGCGTATGCCTGGTCTGCGCGTCGGTCTCGACATGACGCTCAACAACGCCGCTGGTCAGTTCGTTCCGATGCTGCCGCGCGACTGGTACCGCGTGGACCCCGCCATAGCCGAAGTCGCGGCCAAGATCCTCCCTGCAATGATGAAAGAGCAGATGGGCGTGGCCGATGTAACGGCTTTGGCGCGCGCCCGCCAGACGCCGGCCGGCGACAGCACGGAGAAACTGCTTGAAGCAATGGGTCCGCTTGTGAAAGACGAGTCGCGCAACATGGAAGCGGCGATCCGGGACCTCGGCGAAATGTGGAAGTCCGACTGGTTCCAGTTCGCGACCGCCGCGCGCCGTATGCAGATGCTCGGGCCGGACGGCGTAACCGAGGAAGACTTCGACTTCGAGCCCGGAACGCTCGTGCCGCTTACACGCATGAAAGACTCCGACGGCAAAGTTGTCACGCTCGACATGACGCAGGACCCGGAAGGCATGTGGCGTCAGGAACAGGGTACCAACAACTACCTGCAACCTATGGCTGTCGCGCAGTTCGAGCGTGCCCGGTGGCACAAAGGTAACTTCAACTTCGAAGTCACGCCTTACTCGCTGAACGAGTTCAACTCGACTACCCGCAAGCTGTTCATGCTCCAGCTCATGAAGGTGCAGTTCCCGCTGTCCTGGTGGACGCTCGCCGAAACCTTCGACATCAAGAATTTCGGGCCTTGCATGGTGCCGGACCCTGAAACAGGCGGTATGAGAGAGGCGCGAAATGAGATAGAGAAATGGATCGCGCAGCTTGAGATCCAGGCGCGTGTGCAGGGCGCACTACAGGGTCAGGGCGGCGGCGGCAAGGGCAAGGGTGGTAATCGTGGCCGCCCGGAAACGTTCTCGCGCGCACCTAAACTGGAGCAGAAGCCAGGCGGCGACAGCACCGTGAGGACATCGGCGCATTGAGGTAGCACACAGTTATGCCGTCAAGTGAGGTAATGCACGAGTTCAAATCCGGTAAGTTGCGGTCCGGCTCGAAGAAGGGGCCGAAGGTAAAGAATCGCAAACAGGCTGTCGCTATCATGTTGTCCGAGAAGCGAAAGGAAGGCAAGGGTGGCGGACGTAAACGGAAAGGACGCGCGAAATCCCGGTAAGCCGTTGCTTAACGGGTCGTCCCTGTCGCACCTGACCGGCGCATCCGTCGCCGCCCGCGTCGTCACCGAAGTCCGCCTGCCCGCTTCCTCCATGTCCGATGTACTCGCTACAATCGACCGGTTAAGCTACACAGGGAAGCTCGAAGTAAACTTCCATAAGGGGCGCGCAATGGACATGAACTGGGTTGATAAGAAGGAAACCAGGCCCAATGACATTTAAGTTGCTGGCTTTTGCGGCGCTGTTGGCGGGCGCGGCGTCGGCTCAGATTAACATCCCATCCGCTCGCGGTCTGGTTCTTGTGGCCGGTGGGCCTGGCGGCTCATTGACGACTTCCTCAATCAGCCCGACACTCCCCGTGGTAGCTTCTTGTACGATTCGGGGCTACCAGCTCGCGATGGCTTCGGGAGACTCCGGTACGATCACTGTCAAGTTCTGGAAAGTGGCAACCGGGACGGCGGTTCCCACGATATCGAATCTCATCAGCACGGTTGGGCTGTCGATAGCCAGCGGGACGGCGATTACGTCCTCCACCGTTACTGACTTTACGACTACGGCGGTTGCCACGAACGACATGATCGTCATGACCGTGACTGCCGTATCGGGTACGGTTTCCACGATCACGGCGGTTTTGACATGTCGATAAAGAAACTTATCGGAATATCGGTTATATGCCTGCTGCCAAGCGCGATCAAGGCATATACCAGCGTGGCCACGCTCACCTTCCCCGCGGCTTCCGGCGCGACCACCGATACGAACATTACCCTGGCGTTCTCGGCTTCCGATGCGAAGCTTAAAACAACGGCCAACGGCGGAGAAATTTACAACACGGTAACGCGTGTCGGAGTTGTAGTACCTACTGACCTGATCCTCACCAGCGATGCAACGTGTGCGACGCAGGCGGGCGGATACACGTGGGGCATCGAAACCTACAGTGCCGCGGCCGGCACGCTGAACGGCTGGGTAATGGTCCCGAGTCTGACGACCGGCGCGAGCGTATCCATCACCGTCTGCATAGGCAACGCGGCAATCAGCACATATCAGGGCGGTGCGGCGGGGGCCGAGTTCGACACGTACACGCAGGTGGCTTATCATTTCCCGAACGGCACCACGGCGAGCTATCTGGATTTCTCGGCGAACGCGAACAACGCGACTAATACCCTCACGACGGCGGTCGCCGGTAAATTAGACGGTGCCGTCGGATTCGTGAGCGCCAGCACTCAATACGTGGCGACGCCTCTGAGTAATCTTTCTTACACAAACGGCACGGTGAGTTTGTGGGCGTATCCCGGCACGGCCTACAACGACGGCTCTGACATGTTCCTTTTCGGACAATCCAGCGCCGGGGAGTTTTCCTTCCAGAAATATTCGGACGGCAACTTTTATGCCGGATGGTCAGTAAGCGGTGACCATCGCGTAGTGGTGGCTTCTACCGCGCTGACATGGCCACAGAATACCTGGGTGCGCTATGACCTCACCTGGACGAGCACCGGCACGACAACGCTGTATGCCAACGGCGTATCGATAGGTACTCATACGGGAACGGTAGTCGCCAGTATCCCGACGCCGCTGACGATTGGCCAGGAATTAGCGAACGGCGGTTTCTTCACAGGCCGGATAGACGAGTTCCGCATTTCAAACGCACTCCGGTCCGCGGACTGGATCAACACCGAATACGCCAACCAGTCATCCGCGCCTGCAATAGGGGCATTCAGCCCATCGCAACCGGCGATCACGTTTTCCGGTTGCCCCACAACACAGAGCCTCGGGGGAGGGGCTTCCAGCGCCTGCACGGTATCAATCAGCCCGGGGAACTTTCCCTCTACCTGCTACCTGAGCGACTCCACGACCGGAAACGGATGGCTGAATGGAGGTACCTTTACCCCATCGCTCGGAAGTCCGGGCACGTCGGTGGTAGGGGTTCCGTGTACCGGCGCATCGAGTTTCACCTTTACTTATACCCCGGCGCTCATCGGGAGCTTTATTCTCACTCTTCAGCCTATGACCGGGGTGACGATCACCGCGCCGTCCAACGATGTGGTTACCAAGGTAACCCCCGTGGCGTATACCGGATCGTCCGGCTACAATGTATGGAACAGCGCGGCAAGCTGGGGCGCAGTCGGGATTCCCGCCAGTGGCGATTCCGCTACAGTCCCGGCGAACAGCACGATCCACATTACAGGCGGCTACACCGCCGTTATCGGAAGTTGTCCGGGTTCCGCAACAAACGCCGATCTGATAATCGCCAACGAGGGAGCGGTTATTGCGGACCCTGGATCGACAATTCATTTGCAGGGCAACCCACAGATGGCTGGAGCGTCGAACACGACCGCATACCCGCCAATCTTTCAGATTTCGAATGGGGCAACGATCATCCAGGACACCTGCAACGGGACGGTCAACACGGGTCCGTTCGGGACAAACAGCAATGGGTACAACTTCATTACGGCGGGAGTGGACACCTCGGACGTGGACACGCTGGGAACTGCAATAACGTGGAAGAGCGGCCGGCAATTTACGGTTACCAGCACACCCTTCGCGTCGAACATCGGAGGTGCTGCGGTGACGATCAACAGTTGCGCGTCGGCTACGAGCTGCACGGCCAGCGCATCTCTCGGCACGCACTCCGGGTATGTGATGCTGACAGCCGAGGCCAACTCACAGGTATGGCCCAACGCAGCCGGGGCGACGCCTTCGATCTGGTCGAGCACGAATAATACAGGCGCGAACGGTGTGATTGATAATCCGAACTCTACCTATTCGAGTGTCAGTCTTGTGCTCTTTGGTTTGAAGGCGGATCATTGCGGGAGCGCGAGCGTTTCATGCGCCCCTGTTTACCTGCTGAACAATTTGGGAGGCTCGATTCTCGAAGACCGGAGCGACATTGAGTATTCGACGTTCAACTTCACCGGCGGCGAGGCTCCTGCCGGGCAGATGGCTGTTGCCAGCACATATTTCAAACGCTTTAACGTTCAGTACTCAAACAGCCTCGGGTCGGTTTCCATATCGCCCTATATGGCTTCCGGCGCTTATACGGGCGGAACGGTCTGCGACATGGAGGAGTTTTATTCAGATGTGGGGATTGGACGCAACGATGTAGCGAACGGCTGCACTTTGACCAATTACGTTCTCGGAAATCAACTTATATTCGGAGGCACAATCGCCTCGACCTATAAATGGGCCAGCGCGACCAATTTCATCATCATCGACAACGGGCTCCCTGCATTTGTGGCTTCGTGGGGAGGGTCGGCCTCCAACTTTCTTCTGGAATCCTCAGCCGCCAATGACAAGATGTCAGGTGCGTTGAGCAACGGCGTTAACCTTACATTTGCAAATGGGATTTTCGAGGCCGACTATGCTGTTGCGGAAGCGCACTGCTTTGAGGATCTGAATACCACGAGCGGCTACACCCCCAGTATCACCATCACCGGATTTCTCGCTCTTCCTTCTCCTGTAACAGGCGTTCAGGCATGTACCGGCGCCATTAGTGTCGGAACCAGTTCGGCCACGTCGGTCAAGAGCATTGCCAATAGCACGTTTGTTTCGACAGGCAGCGGTGTGGCGTCGGTAGGAGCGGGCGGGTACTGGGATTGCCACCCTCCTACGGTGTCACTTTGCCCGACGAATCAGGCCCTTGTGTCCTACACAGGAAACATCAATTACCAGGAAGCGGCCCCGGACAGCACGAATTCCTACTCGGTCGGAGTCAACAGCGCGGCGATCGCGGATTACCAGTCCACCGTCACGGCGAACACAGTCAAAGCTTCCGGCATCGATTACAACGGACTCTATAAGATGGCGACCAGCAGCTCTTTCGCCAGCGGGAACTCGGGATGTAACCCATCAACGACAAACGGCACGGCGGTTAATGAGTGCAACTCGACAGGCACGGTCGACAGCCACTCGATCACGAGCAACCCCGATTTCGTCCAGACCACGCGAAACATCAACACATGGGCGACATCGCAAGGCTACCCCGGATCGGCTGGTTCCGGGGTACTGGCTTTGTTCCTCGCAAACAACCCGGCCAGCTACCCATCTCTGATTACCGGGGCGCTTACATGGATCAGGTACGGTTTCCGCCCGACAAACCCGACTTATGCGACGGCAAGTTCGACCACCGGACCTTTGGGGTGCTGTGGATTCGGGGCGGTAAGCGGCGGTGCCATGACGGGGATTCAATGAAAAATACATTCGCTTTACTGTTGTTCTCCTGTTTCTTCCTTTTCGCCCAGTCCACGACCGTACCTGACGCCCAAAAGGTTGTGGCCGACGCCACTACGGATGCTGCAACTATCGCAGCGCTGCAAGCCCAGGGAATTTCCCAGAACGCCCAGAATGCAACGCTGACCAGCCAGAATGCGACGTTGACAACTCAACTTACGGCGGCCAATAACACCATTGCGACGCTGACCACGCAAAACGCGGATGTCACCGCAACGACAAACGCCTGCCCGCAGTGCATCCCCAGACTCGCCTCGATCATGGCCGGTGCCGCGCAGGGGCAGTATTGGCCGGAGACTACGTGTTGCACAAATCCGGTACCTCCGACGCCGCCGGTGTCGTACATACTGTTTATCTTTCAGACGCCCGCGCAGCTCGCGGGGTTTGTGCCACCGGTCGCTCCAGCCGCGCCTGTGGTCGCTCCAGCCGCGCCATGACGCTCTGGCCGGGCCGCACATAGTTACGGCCTCTTGGTGTAGTATATCGGCATGGGCGCATCTGCAACCGGCTTTCCTCTTATGCCTTCCGGCTATGTAGCCGGTACAATCACGTTGTCCGACTCCTTACCGCATCAACTCCTGGCGCTCGTACAGGCGCAACTGGACCATAACGCAGCAGGGGCCGGATATGAAGTCAACCTGCAATCGGATGCTTCCGGCGCGCTGTACGTAGGGCGGCAGAGCGCACTGGGTGGTGCGCTGTCCAGCACCAATTATGGTTATAATCTCCCGGCGGGCGGGTCCTCCAGAACCTACCGTTCCGGCTTCCCCGGCGCTCATTCGCCTGTCGGCGACCTTCAGGTGCTGATGGTTGGCGGCGGCACTTTCCATATCGAATACCAATAGTATTATTTGACATTCTGCCACTCTACCTGTATTCTCTTCTCTGAAGGACGTTCATCGCGGCACGAGACGTTCCCCGGACGCTTCGGATTCCTCCGGATTCGAAAAGCTGAAGGCCCGGCAACAGACCTCACCCTCTGTTGCCGGGCCTTTTTGCGTTTCAGGGCGCGTTTAAGGCTAAAGTGGCCGCCCGTATCTTAGTACCGATAGCCGGACTCCAATCCGGGACGGTCGGGGAAGGAGTAGACGCAATGTTTACCGAACGATTCGTCGCGAACAAACGCGGCGGGCGCAAGCGCCACAAAAAGCGGTAACTGCGTCGCATCGTTATGGCAAAGAAACGCCGTGGCATGCGCCGAATGAAGAAGCGGTAGTATTGTCTGCCGCTTCGGGACAAGGCTGGACGTGGTGATTCGACTCCATCACGCTCAGCCTTAACTTTAACTCTGGCCCTTTGTATAACGTCAACGTTTACTTGCGATGCCTGAACTCAACTCTCCCGCTTCGGCCTCCCCCTCGATGCTCGCGGGCATGAACGCTCCATCCGCTCAAGGGCAGGATGACGGGTCCAACTCGTCGGGACGTATTCCCGGCAGCGGTTCTCCCGACAGCTCGGGCGCGGAGGGCGGACAACCTGGCGGTAACGGCGCCAGCCCCGCCGACGCGAAGCTCAAAGGTGACATTCAGGGGCTCCGGGCGATAGAAGCGCAGCTTCTCGAAATGGGGCAGTCTTACCCCACGGCATCCAAAGCCTTACGGGCCGCGTCGGAAGCGATCCGCAGCGCACAAAGGTCGATTGTGTCCAGCCCCGGCATGGCCGAACCGCCGAAGCCCAACACTTTAGCGTGACAGGCGACTGTATGGATAAGCGAACGCGACAATCCGGAAACGCAGGCGGCGGGGCACAACATTTCTTTGCATTTGCACTACTCAGCAACCGACCGGGTACGATCCGGGCGACTGAAAGGAAAACACAATGGCAATAGACAAGGCACTTCTCGAAAGCTGTATCGCGGAAGCGGCGGGCGACGACGCGGAAATGGCAACCTTCCTGCGCGATCGGTACGCGAAGAACGAGGCGCTGGCCACCCGGTTCGTTGGCGGTTTCACGCGCACCGCCGATTACACGCAAAAAACGCAGGCGTTGAGCGCGAAAGAGAAAGAGCTTGGTACCAAATCCGCCGACCTCGAAAAGCAACTCGCCGCCACCCGCACGCAGCTTCAGGCCGCCGACACCGAAAAGGCGCAGATCATGAAAGACCTTGCGACGCACCGGGTCTCGACCGCGCGCGCCAAGGAACTGTTCACGATCCTCAAGGAAAAGTACGAGCTGACCGACGACGACCTGCCCGGTATGTCCGACCTGATCGAGACAGCCAAGAAAGGCAAGGTTGTGGACTCGACCGACGATCTCGAAACACGCCTCGCCACTCTTCGCGCCGACATCACCAAAGAGGTCGAAGAGAAGTTTACGAAGACCCTGATCCCCGAACTCGGCTCCATGGCGTCGCTCCCTATTATCTGGAACGACATTGGACGCGAACACTTCGAGTTGACCGGCAAGAACCTGACGTTCGCCGAACAGCAGGATATCTTGAAGTCGGCGCGCGCCGGCGAAGGGTCGCTGCGCGACGTGTGGGAAAAGAAGTATGAGATTGTCGGCGACACCGGCCTGCGCATGAAGAAGCGCGACGAAGCTATGAAGGCCGGATGGGAGTCGGAACGCGAAAAGGTGGACGCGGAGAAGCGCTCGAAAGACGCGCTCAACGTTGTCACCGGTCAGCGCGACCAACCCGACCTTGGTACCGGACCCGGCATCAGCGGCGCTTTCAAAACACAGTTCCGCACTTTCGACATGGACCCGCAGAAGCCCGCTATTGCGGATCACGGCGGGGTCCCGAGTTTGAGTGTCAAGCCGGGTGAGCATGTCAGGCAGACCGGTGATCGCGGCCCGACCGGGGCGCAGCGGGCGGCGGCGAAGTTCCTTGCATCGCGCGGTACAAAAGCAGCTTAAAGGAGACTATTGATGCGGACGCGTTATACACATGAACAACTGATCGCGTGGCTCGCGGTCCACGGGACCATTCGCGGTGCCGCCGATCCGCTCCTGGACCCGATTAACGAGACCACGCTTCCCGAGGTCAATCAGGATGCTATTGAGGACGAATTTTTCCTGTCCTCCGTCTTCCAGGCTCACCTGCGCTCCAAGTGTCTCGTCCCGTTCGAAGGCGGCGCATTCATGCGCAACCTGCAACTATACGGGCCGCTGAACGGCGGCGCTTACGCCAAGGGCATCGGCGGGTTTAACCTGACGAAGCCACTGACCATCAGCTCAAACGTGTTCGACCCTCGCTACTACGTCGTGATGGTTATCGAGTACCTTGAAGACATTTCGGTCCTTAACACCGGCGACCTCGCGGTCTTCTCGCTGCTCGAAACGGACATGGCTAACGCTTACCTCACCATGTCCACGATCATGGCGCTCGACCTGCAACAGAACGGTCAGATCGCGCCGCGCACCATCAACATGAATGGCTGGGTCGAGTTCCTGAACAACGGCGTGGACCCCAGCTACGACGGCAACGTGTATACCACGTACGGCACCGCTCAACGGAACGGCGCTATCGGCGCGGCCCTGAACGGCAACACTTACTGGGGCGGACAGACATCCGGCGCGGTCGGCACGATCCAGTACGCGCAGATCAACGCGATGTACATCACAGCCAAACGCGGCCAGGACGAGCCCGACCTGTTCACGATGAACAAGCCGCTCAACAACTTCGTCGAGAACCGCATTCAGCAGCAGCAGCGATTTGGACAAGAGGGTTCGTCGGTTCGCGACCCGTTCTTCGGCGCGATGGGGTTCCGGTTCAAGAACTTAATCGTGATGGTGGACGACTACTTCCCCAGCAGCTTTACGGCGTACGGCAAGACCAACAATCCGGGCGGCAGCAACCTGACCGGAACGTTTGTGACGCCGCCGACTACGTTGAGCAACTTCCCGGTCAATACGAACATCACGGTCGGCGAAGTCGGCTGCATGTTCAACATGTCGCGGATCGCCTTCAGGTTGAGCGCGTCGTCGGAGTTCGGCTTCATGCCTACCGACTTCATACGCGCCCCGGACAACACACGCGTCGCGAGCCAATTGAAGGCCGCGGTGAACGTGGAAGACGTGGCGCCGTGGACCGGAGTTCAGGGATACGGTTGGGGCAGCTAAAAACAGGTAACGAAGGAGTTTACTTATGCCGGCATACAAAGGCGCTTATCAGTCTCCAATTATCACGCAGCGTTACCTGAACACGGCAAGTTACGCGGGCGACCCCGCGCCCGGCGTGCTCGTGTCCACGTCGCAGGTGTCCGGTTCCATCGTGCAGTCGTATGGCGGCATGGTCGGCGGCATCCTGACGCTGGGGGAAGTTCAGGCTGCTGCACTATCGGACCCGATTAACGGGCCGCTGCTGTTCGCAGGCGACTACCAGTATCTTCAGGCGTACCCGAACTCTACCGCCGCTGCGTTCGTGCAGGGTCAGGTTGGATTCGCGGTTCCCGGCGTCGGCGACCTTCAGGGCGGAAACTTCTGGATCACACCAGACGGCACCACTGCGCCGCAGGGACAGATCCTCGGTATCGCGCTTGCGAACACGGCCAAAGGCAACTACTGGTTCTTTCAGATTGCCGGTATTGCCGAAGTCAAATTCAAGTCCGGTGCGCTCAACAACTTCTCGCCGCAAGTGGCCGACCTCGTGTACGTAGACGCGACACCTGGTATCTACGCGGATAGCGCGGCGTCTCAGGACACGATTACTGCCGGTATCCTGAAGCAGGTCCTTGGCCGCGCATGGTATCGGCCTCCTGTTGTCGGCGCGATCTCGCCTGTGTTCCTTGGTATCGGCGGGCCGCAGTATTATCCTGGAGCGTAAACGACTATGGCACTGACACAATTCGCCGATTCCCCGCGTAACGGTGCGTGGGGAGACCGGCCTTACACATTGGTGGAAGTCGCCGGACCCGCCAGTTACACGCAAGTAGTCAACAGCGCCGCTCCTGCTGCTCCCACGGGCGGTCAGGCGCTGACCGGTATCACGTTACAGCTCGGCCCTGGCACCACACCCGAAGGGATCATATCCGTTGCGGGCTCTACCAGCGGCACCTACACTGTCGATGCGTTTCAAGCTGGCGCATACGCACAGGGTTCAGGTAACCAGACATGGATTCTGCGCTGGTCGGTAGCGGCTACCGGCGCTGAAGTAGCGGCGGCTGTCAACCTTTCCGGTGAAGTGGTTCGGCTGCTCTGTTTCGGATTCGCCACTTAAGCGGCGGCGGCCTCCATGGCTGAAACTTCTTCCTGGTCGCTCCTGACGTTCCAGCAGCTCTATAAGGAACTGACCGGCGAGATCGCTTCCTTACCTGACCCGCAGGCCGGACGCCTTATCAACCGCGCCTGGAAGCGCATCAACGACTACCGTATGTGGTCGTGGCAGATCATAAGCAACGGGCAGATTTTTGTACCCGCCGTAATCAGCGTCGGTACCTGTAGCGTCACCTTCAACAGCACGGCGGTTGTAATGAACGCAGCCGCGACCGCCGCGCTTAACACGGTTGCATTCGGTAACCCGCCGCTCGCGTCACCTGTCCTTGGCGTCGGCTACCAGATCAGGCTCGGCACGTCCTCGACCGGTCTGAGCGCGCCTGTAGGCCCGAACTACACTATCGTCGCGTGGGACGGTGCGGGCAATATGACCATCGACGCGCCATACGGGCAACAGTCGGCGACCGGAGCCAACTATCAGGTGCTGAAGTGCTACTATGCGGCACCTTTCTTACCTGTCACGTCAACAGGCAACGACGGCCAGTTTGCTCGTTACCTGTCGCTCGTGAACCTGATCGACGGGTACGCGATAACCGGCAAGCAACTCTACTTCTCACAGGAGGAGCTGAATCGTATCGATCCGCAGCGCGGCGGTCAGGGTGACGCGTATATTCTGGCGTACTACGGTCACAACTCGCTCGGGCAGCCCGTGTACGAGCTGTATCCGAACCCGGTGAACCCGGCGACGTATCAGGCGAACTACGTGTCGAAAGGTCCGCTCCTGACCATGACGACGCAACTGCCTCAAGTGTCGTATGCGCTCGACGACGCTGTCACGTTTCAGGCAAAGGTGTTCGCCGGCCAGTGGGCGATGGCGAACGCGACGCGGTTCAAGGACCTGTCGGGTGTCAACTGGGTACAGTATTGCGGCGAGATGGAGCGCGAGCGGAAGCTGTCTCTGATCCAGTGCATTAAGGAAGACGACGAGATCATGCCGAGTCCGAAGCCTTTTGTTTATAACGGCGGGTACAGCTTTCCGCTGGGCGGCGAGTTCCTGCAATCGCACGATCTCAGTTCGATCCTGCCGCCAGTGTAGTGTATAGTATCGAAAGGAGCATTTATCACTCATGCCTCGAATCACAAAGAAGGGTGGCGCGGGTATGATCGGCGGCGTCCGGTCCCCCATGGCAACGTCCGGTCACGGTCTGGTAGGGTCCAGGACCGACATGTACCGTCGCGGCATCGACAACGCGACCAGCCACAAGTCGGCGGCGTCGGGCAGCACGATCAAGTCGCCGCGCCCTGCAAAGGAGAACGTGTAATGGACTGGGAAGAGTTTAAAGAATTGATACTGGAATTTGTCGTTGTTGTACCTGCTGCCGTTGCCGTTACAATGGCAATAGCCATCCCTATCTTGTGGTTGACCGGTAATCTTTAAGGAGACTATATGCCTCAAATCGCAAAGAACGGCGGCAGCAGCACCTTTGGTGGTCTCCGGTCCCCCATGGCCGCTTCCGAGAACTCGCACAAGGGCATGAAGGTGAACCTGAAGCCTGCGATTGCCGCGAACACGATGCGCGGTGACATCAAGACCGGTGCCGCGCGTGTCAGGTCCGCGCAGACCGGTGGTAAGGTAATCAAGCCCTTTTAAACAGGATAGGCGGTGCCGTACGCATATACGACCTTCGCGGGTGCCGCCTCCGCACTTGCCGGACGTTTGCAGGACTCCGGACTCGTCTACTTCAACCAACCCTCGCAACTCCTGAACTGTGTCGTCGAATCCGTTCGTCTCTTCCAGGCCTTAACCGGTTCCTTCAAAGCCAAAGTCACCTTTAACACACGCCCCAATGTCGTCTACTACCCGCTTGGCCTTGCTTCTGCTACTCTACTTGACGTTGCGACTGATGTCGAAGTAGCGCAAAACGTACTCGCGGCGCTGCTCGAACCGCCGCTTACCGGCACCGGGTCCGGGTGGATCGGTACCGGCCAGTTCACGTTCGCGCAATTGCAGGTGTCGCTCCAGAACCGTCTGAACCGGTTTATCGGCGAATCCGGGCGTCACGTTGTACAGACTACAATCAACGGGTCCGATCCTCCCGAACCGCTCGTGACGGTACCCGATGCCGTCACCGACGTGCGCCGTTGCGCTTACATGCCACTGCCTGTAGCCGGCGCGTCACCACCCTTACCCGCGTACCCTCTTGGCCGCATGGACGAATGGGGCAATCAGGCTTACGACCCCGGTGGCGGCTTCACGCCGCAGCAGCCGCTTACGTACAGTGTGTTCGGGACGCCGCCGCTCCAGATCAGGTTGGACCCGCCGCCAGCCAACGATTACACGCTCGACCTGATCACGGTACAGGCCGGGCCGCAGGTCAGCCTGAACCCGCAGGCGCCGGTCGTGCTCGGGATCTCCGACGACGTGTCCGCCGCTGTCAAGTGGGGCGTTATAGCTGACTTATGCGGCACGGACGGCCCGTCGCGCGACTACGCACGCGCCGCCTACGCGGAGCAGCGTTATCAGGAGTACGTGCAGATCGCGCGTCTGTACCCGTCCGTGCTCACAGCGGAGATCGCTGGGTATAGTTGCGGCGTCGGCTCCGTGTTCGACATGGACTTTTACCAGCCGGACTGGCAGCAGACGACCGGGCAACCATCGTTTGTCGGCATGGCCGGGCGGCATCTTGCGTGTATTGGTCAGGTACCTGACGACGGCACTGCGGGCGGCAACCCCGGCAACAACTACCCTGTGGTGCTGTGGAGCGTAGCGAACGCGCCTGTACCGGGTGTCGCGGACCCGACCGGTGCGGCTACCTGGATTCAGGTGTCGCGCGACCAACTGGACCCGGTGCTCGACTACGCGCAGCATATCGCGTCGTTCCAGATGGGCGGGGCCGAATTTGAGGGTACGACGCGCCAGTACCAGAACCTGATCGCGTCGGCTAAGGCTCAGAACAGCAGACTGAGCGCCGTAAGCTTCTGGCGCGACCGGATGGAGCAGAACGCATCGCGCAGCGGTATCGAAGTCGTTAGAATGTAAGCTGACATGGCGTTCCAGCGAATCCCCGGTAAGCTCGCGATCAGCGGTATGGACCTCCATCACCCGCCCGACTTACTCCCTGCCGACAAATGCTCGCTTCTGCTGAACCTGCAACCCGACCTCCTGACCGGCGCACTCTCTCTACGTCCCTGCCCCGCCGCTCTCGCCACTACCGTTTCGGGCCTCCCGGTCCATTCGGTCGTTCGTCTTAACGACCTGGTGCCCGAAGCAGCCGCGGCCTTCTCGCGGTTTGTCGGATCGGGCACCAAACTTTACTCGGGCGTGGGCGGCGCACTGACGCAACTGGACACCGGCTTCAGCGGTAACCCGCTCGCATTCGTACCGTACCGCCCGGCCCAGTCGCCTGAATCGTCTCTTTATGCGTACGATTCCTTGAAGCAGCGCGCCTACAAAACGGACGGCACCACGCGCAACATCGGGATCGCGTCACCTGTACAGGAACCGTCCGCTGTCCGCATCAAGCCGCTCTACTCCATAGTCGAAGACGGCAAAGACACTTCCGGCTACTGGTCGGGCGGCAGCTCGGCGGGCGGCACCACAAGCGCCGCGTCCGTTGTAACCCGCGTGCCGTCGGGCACTACCGCTACCGCTGTCCTGTACGACTCCGGCACTACCGGCATGTGCTGCGTATACCCGTCCAGCTCCTTTAACGCCTGGATGACGCAGGGGTCGCTCGTCGAGATCGACTCCGAAGAAGTCGTCATAGAGCAGGCGTTCCAGCCTGTTACCGGGTTCACTATCGCCGCCATCGCTTACGATGCGGGCACCTCAGGCGCGTGTACCATTGTCCCGTCCGTGCCTGTACCTGGCATAGCGCGCAATATGCTGCTTTACAACTCGACGGTCGGCGAGTACGTGCGCGTCACAAGCGTAACGTCCGGCCCGGACGGGTCTTATTCGTTTCGCGCCGTCACTGCCGGTACATGGGCGGCGACTAACTCCATAAGCGGCATCCCGAGCTTCCGCTGCTGGACCGTCGGCAACCACGTGGCTACCGCGACACTCGCAGGCAGCAGTATCAAATTCACGTTCACGCCTTCCGTTACGGGCGGCGCCATGCAGGATATCGTCGCGACCAACTGGCCCGGCGACCCGACGCCGCCTGCAGGCGCTCCGTTCCCGCTGAATCTGTCGTATGTCGGCGCGCGCCCGATGCAGAACAAAGACTACATGCACCTGTCGGTCGGGTTCGACGCGCCCGAGTGGGTAACAGAGATAC